ATGTTGCTGGAGATATCAATTCTTCGGGTTCAACCAACATCGTAACAGGCGATCAATTTATTGATCTTAATGCAAATGCTGATGGTACATCAAAAGCAGGTGGTTTGGCTGTTGTTCATAATGTAATCAACACCGCTAATGTTGATTCTTGTACGGCATCGACCAATCTCATCACCTTTGATGCAGCAATCACTCCTGTTGGAGCCACAGGTTCTATCAATGGTACAGGTTGGGGTGCAGGTGATTCTGTCACTATCACAAATGCAGATGGTTCAACCAACACTTTTACCCAAACAGCCTATAACTCGCTTGCAAATCTTGCGGCAGTTATTCAAGGTGAATCCACTGTTTCCACAGCAACTGTAAATGGAAATAACATTGATGTCACTTTCGTTGCTGGATACAGACATAACGCTGCGAAATTTAGTGGAACAATCAATGGATCAGCATTGGCTATGTCCTCCGCTATCTCAGGTGGTGTTGGTTTCAGCGCAGGTGATATCATTGTTGCCAAAGGCTTTGAAGCTGATGGTGCTCCTGAGATGAATGGTCTTTATGCTATCACTACCATAAATCTTGATGGAAGTAGTGATCAAGAGAGTGTGAATATTGGTTCTATTGGTGGTGTCACAGGTGCTGATTTCCTTCAAACCAACATTCAAAACGATGTCGCTGCTGGTTCAAGTGGTACTATCTCTACTTGTGCTTTGACCGCGATTGCTGTTGCTGATGGTGCGAATGTTAAGAATTCTTTAGGAGCAATCTCCAAAGGTTCTCTTGTTAATCTTCGTTTGACAGACTTTGCGATTTCCTCTGCAAATACAATTCATCGCTATGAAGTATCAAATGTTGGTCTCCAAGATGTCTATAATGTTGGAAATGAAATCACAATGACCACAGGTAACGACTTTATCATCAATAAGCCTACAAGTGGAAATTCTTCGATCTCTCTCCAAGCGAATGGTCAATCTAACTTTACCGTTGAGAGTGCTGGTCTTACACTTGAAACCAATAGCGACAGTAATGGAAATAGTGGTGCTCTCCAAGTTCGACCAAGTGACAAGGGTGCTCAATATGGTATCAAAGAGTTTGTGCAATCTGCAGGAATTGGCAACGATGCTGCTTTGTATCCTCTTGATCTTGCCACAAGCCTTGCTATTGGTGATCTTGTGAAAATTACCCCTGCTGTTGCACCTTCTGTGACCTTTACTGTTGCACAAGCCTCTGCTACTGCAAACATTACAAGTATCACTTTGTCTATTCTTTCTGACCTTACAAATGGATCTACACAAAATGTCACTCTTAGCCAACCAGCGGACTTTACAGTCACCAATGGGGATGCTAGCGCAACCGCAAATAGTATCAAGACAGCAATTCAAGGAGTGACTCCTACATTGTCAGGTACCTCTTTGTTTGTTGAGGTTTTGGCTAATGGTAATGACTATGATATCAAGGTTTCTCACGAAGGTGTAGGTGCTCTTGGTAATGTTGGTTCAAATGCCGTAAGTGGTAGTGACCTTTCTGTAAGTAATGCTAGTCTTCAAGGTGGTACAAATGCAAAGGTTGAGAAAGCGAGTGCAGTTAATTATGATTCTTGCAAAGGCTTGATTGGTTTCTGTATGGATGCTACAGGTGGTACGGTTAATGCGTTTGACTCTATTCGAGTTGCAGGTGCGGGTTCTCTGTTGGAAACATCAAGTGCTTCTGTTTCTTATGGTGATATGGGTAAGCCTATCTATCTCTCAGCTTCAACTGCGGGTGCTATGACTGTTCAAGATCCTACAGGATCAAATCAGTGTGTCTATCAAGTTGGCGTTGCTGTTGGTGTGAATCAACTTTATGTTCTGCCACAATTCATCGCTGAACTCCCATAATCATCCTTTGATTGTGTGATTTTTTCACAAACCCCTCAATCTTTTGGTTGGGGGGTTTTTTTATTCTTTCAATAATTGTGTGGGTATGATACACAAGGAGATTTCATTATGGATGGAAAGAAAGTAAATCTTGGACTTGGCGATGCAATTATTCGCTTGGTCAAGGTGCAATTCCAATCCCATTTGGGTTTTGGGGATACAAAGGCACAGAACACAGAAGAAACCAAGTTGCTCATTCAAGCACTCAACCACATCAAGTTGGACTTGGGTTTTGATTGCGACAATGATGGGGTGCTAGACACCACAGAAGATTTTCAAGACATAGACATTTTCAATCTCTCTGCCAAGACATCTTGTTGTCGTATTATGGAGGATGATACTCCCCCTCCCGCCAAGATGGACTTTCCTATGGCAGAATCAGCTCTTGAAAAACCAAAAACTAAAACAGTTCGTAGAAAGAAATTTAGGAGATAACAATGATTGTTTCAAATATCGGTTTGATTTTATTGGCATTTGGGATTTGCTTTGGCTTGCAACACAAAGTATCGTTCCTACATAAGAAACACCCTTTTCTTGATAAGATGTTGAAATGCACTTATTGTACGGGATTCCACGCAGGATGGATCGCTTGGTTGTTCGTATGTGCCATTGATCAAAAGTTTCCCTCTGATAGTGTTTTGAGCAATATCTTGATGACACTCGGATTCGCTTTTGTGTCCGCTATCTCTTGCTACATTATGGATATCCTTCTTCGTTGGGTTGAATCTCACATAGAAGAATATGAGGTCGTTGAGGAAGAAGAATAATGCCAATCGCTCGAACAGGTGGTGCTAGTGCAGCGGGGGTGTTCTTTTCCGAACCATACCCCTCTCAAGATGTTCTATTGGCAGGTTCTTTGGTTTCGATAGACACCTCCAATGGCACTCCTGAAATAATTCTTGCTGATCCCTCCAATGCCGACAGGTTATTGGGCTTTGCGGTATCAGGAATAAACATTGGAGATGTTGGCAAGTATGTTGTGAATCGAGGAGCTCTCGTCACACCTATCGTTGCGGGCGGGGGTGCTTTGACCCCCAATGATCCTGTCTTTGCTGTCGCCAATGGTGAGGTGTCCCATACACCACCCACAACAGGTTTTTCTGTGCAAGTGGGCTTTGCGATTTCAGCCACACAAATTATTCTCACAACGGATTTCAGAGTAGAATTCTAATGGGTACAATGACAACACACAATCTAGGAGTACAGATATGCAATTTACAAAAGGACAATTTCAAGAGTACCGAGCCACAACCAAGATTCATATTGGGGCAGAGGGTATTGATATTCATCAAGACGATACCTTTGAGTTTGATGGACAAACATTAAAATATGGTGGGAAAGACTATACTGTTCCGACCATTCGTTCAGCCATCAAGGCGGGTTGGTTCGTTCCAGCGACAGACACCGACACAACCTATGTAGCGAAAAGCGCGGCTATTTCTATTCGTTCTACCAACACAGACGAGAAGAAACAAATGCAAGTACAGACCGTACAAAGCGAAGAAAGGGTTGTTGGTCGAGCTGTAGCGGAAACACAAGAAGCCTCTACTGTTCAGGCACAAGATGAGGGAACACCTATTGCGACAACGATGAAAACCTCTGCGAAGCAAAAGACTGTCTTGACAGACCGAACCAATGTAGATCAAGAGATTTCCAACCTTGAGAACACACAGGTCAAATCAAGCAAGTTCAAGGTCATTCGACAAGAAGATCAACAAGTAGAAACACCTCGTTCTTCTGTCACAACAGAAACAACACCTCAAGCACAAGAAACCGATCAAGGGATGGTCGTTGGGAAAATCAAGACACCAAGTAAGCAAAAACTTTCTCTTGATGGAACGAACAAATCTTTTGACGATGCCTATCGACCACAGAAAGCGGAAATCTACAAGATCGCAAAGCCAACAGGAGATGTTGATTCTCAAATTGAGGGTGAGGAGCTCACAGAACTTCTTCCTGAGGCAGCAATAGCGAAAGCAACAATGCCCAGCGAACAAGTTGAAACAAGTACCACAGAAGAAATGGTCACAACAAATACCGTTGAGTGGGATTTGAAAGCCCATTGGAAAACTCGTGTGAAAGAAGCAACGAACTTGTACGAAACAGACCGAGAGGCTTTCGATCAAGTGATGTCAATTGAAACCGAGAGTGTCCAAAAGCGAATCAACGAGGCTATCTCTCAATAAGTCGATAACCCTTTTATATTTAGCACCCCAATGATAATACTTTGTCATTGGGGTTTTTTTAGTCATGAAGAAAAAAGCAAATTCTAGTTATGCGTCTTGGGCTCTCATTATGGAGGGGGTCACCTCTGCGAGAGTGGAAGCCTATCGCCTTCGACATCTTTTGAATAGAACTCTCGCTTTGGTCGAGAAATCTGAAAAGAAAGACCATCTCTATCAAGTAGGTGGTGATATTATCTCAGGATTCCCTCAACGATTACATCGCCTAGAAGAAACACTCGATAGGACATCCTACGCCCTATCAAAAATGGGAGAATCTCATCTCCGAGAGCGTTTGCCTATCTCCGACAGAGAAAAGGTAGAGGAGAGCATTGAGCGAGCTGCACCATTATCTCCCTCTATGAGAAAAGCCTATGAGAATGTTGTCCGAATCGCAAGTCGGAAAGAGTTCTTTGATGTACTTGTCCCACATTACAATCGGTTGGCGATGAATCCAAAGAACAAGACAGTCGTTCTCCAATTAATTAAGTTTTGGTTTATGGATTCTCTCACAAAGATTCCATCTAAGGATGAAACTTGGTTTGCCCAAAGCCAAAAAGTGACAGGGGATGCACCCCCTTTCACTTTCGATCTCAAAGCCACAAAGCCAAACAAAGGCTATGGGGGAGGATACCTAGAGATTGGGAATGGTGTTCAATTTGCTTTTACGGATCACGCTGTCGTTCGTAGTGCTCTCAGAAATGTGACTCTCCAACAAGCGATGAATGTTGTTCGTACTCACCTAATGAGCGTTTCTAAATATGAATCGTCTTTGAGCAGAGAATCTCATTTTGCACAGAATTTCAATGATGGTCTTGCCGCAATAGATAAAGGTATTGAGGTTCGCTACACCATTACGGGATATCGACCATACCGATACCCAAATAAGGCAAAGATTATGGATAGGGCGAAAATCATTATCCATACGGTCATTCAGAATGGACAAGTGGAGAGCGCGGGTTCTTTGGATTTGAGTCAATGGTTTGATCCTACAATCATTGGGTTGAAATCTTGGAATGATATGAATTGGAATGATGTCCGAGATAGAAGATAGGCAAGATGAGAAAGTTCAATAGAAAGGTTGCATATAGCCCACCCGCATCCGAGCTTCCCGGACAACAAACCTATGTTCGAGAAAAAGATGATACGGGAACAGGCGACAAGGACAGGTCACCTGATAGTGTCTTGTCACCTGATAAGGCAACTCCAAGATCGCCCACTCGTCCTGACAGTAATGGTGAGGACAATATCAAGCATCTTGGTCCAGCAACTTTCAATGTTCCTGATGGCTCTGCCGATGAGATTAAATCTCGTACTCGTCCTGCTGAGGGGGAACAATATGGACATCCCTATAATGATCAAACATCAAATGTTCGTGTAAAAAAGAACATTCGGACATCTTCTATTGAACAAGCCCTTGAACGAGAAATGATTCAGAGGGTGGCGAGTGCTTGGATAAAAGAAGCTGTCATTCGTGTGAGAGAAAGACCACATGTGAAACCAAAAGGTTTGTTCAACACAAGATACAAACAAGACCGACCGAAATCACAACAGAATCATCACCCAACCAGCGACCTCTTGAAGAAGAAACGATACTACCGCAGAAACAAAGCCAAAATCCGAAGAAAGAATAAGGTTCGATACAAGAGAAAGTACAAGAACAACAAGAGGTGGAAAAAGGTTCAAGATAGAAGAAAGACCAATCCACAAAAGCACATTCGGAAATCACCGAGCAAATCTATTCTGAAAAGAAATAAGAGAAAGCACCAACAGAACTACAAGAAAAGAAACCGTATGGCTATGATTGAGCGAGTTGCCTCAAGATATTTGGGTTTGCTATGAGTGAAGAAAACGACATTGAAGAAACAGAGGAACATCTTGCTGAGGAGATGATTGCCTACAAGAGAATGACACCCTCTCAGATTCGCAAGCGAGAACAAACCAAAAAGCGAAATCGAGGGAAGAACATTCAAAAGAAGCGCAAGAATCGACAAAATTATCGTAGGAAGCGAAACAAGTTTCGATTGAAAAGAAAAAAGTGGAATAGAAGAACGAGAGGTCGGAGAAGATATGCCGAGCTCCTAGCTGAGAGGTATGTGATGGAGAATATGATTCAAAGAGTCGCGGATATGTTCTACGAGAAAAGACCTCCCGATGAGGATGAAATTTATCATCCAAGTGGAACGAACTATTCTCCGAGTGGTGGGAATGGCTATTACAAGTTTGATCCCTCCAATAAAGAAAGACGCCCCAGCGAATTGCAGAACACAGATGGGGAACAACCTGATGTTGGAAATACATCGAGAGTTGTGCCGAATGGTCAATTTGTGAAAGCATCCGCCACAAGAGTCGCACAACGATATTTACAAATGAGAAAATAAGATGTCTAGTTCAAAGAGAGTTGCTTCAAGATATATACAAGCGAAATCAATGGAGAGTATTCTGTCCTCTACATCTCGCAAGGTCATTGATGCCTCCAAATCTTTGTCTGTTCAGAACAATGGCGATGGAACATTCAAGGTTTCGGGAGGAAAAGATACACATACGGTCAAGACTCAACGGAATGGACAAGACATAAAGGTTTCTTGTACTTGTAATGCGTGGGTATTTCAAGGTTCAGAGTATTACGCACACGAGAAAGGTTATCTTTTAGGAAAGCCAAGAGGTAATCTTGCACCTCCGAAAGTTCGTGATCCGAAAGGAATCAACGCTTCTTGTAAGCATGTGGCAGCTGTGTTCAGCTCTTTGTCCTCAATGGTTCGTTTAGGTAGGAGAGAGGATATTCTTGAGAACCTAGAGATTCAAAAAAGCATTTGCCAAGATGTTTCCGATTGGAAAAACATTCTTAATGTGATTGAGTTCGATCCAAAATTGGATTTCCCCGCTAATGATGAGGCACTTATTTCAGAAACAATACAAGGAGATAAGCGATACAAAGATCAATATGCGTTTTCTCACCCTAAGATATATTCTCACAATGGAAGAAAAACACCTACTATCATTAGTTTCACAGAACACGCTATCACAAGAGCAATTTCAAGAGATATTTCTACCACCGAGATTCGAGATTTAATCGTTTCAACGATAGATAAAAGTCCCGAACGATTCATAAAGAAATTGAACAAGGCAAAAAAGCGCGGCAAGGCACTCTATATAGGGGATGGAACTGTGGTGGCGGTCATACGAATCCATACAATAAAGAACCGAACTAAGGCGAAAGACACAAGTTCTATGTATCGAAATCAAGAGGGCTCTTGGTCTTACAACAAAGAACTTGGCATAATTGTCAAAGACAAGAACACACACATTAGAGTTTATACTCTTTTCTCAGATGATTCCGATGTGGGAGAACCTCTTGGTGAGGATGTCGCTGCTAGGTATCTTCCTTGTCCTTTGCCTGATTTTTACGATGAGTTTAGCACCCACACAGAACAATCCAAACTAAAGAATTACGAGTGGTCATATCGTCTTGCTGGTATGGTACAACGAATAACAAAGCGATGGTTGGATCGTTAATGTGTCTATACATCAATAACTCATAGGAGAATACCAAATGCCAATATACACATATCAATGTATGTCTTGCGAGAATGTCTTTGACAAGATGCGTTCTTTTTCAGATAAGAGTGCGGTTTCTTGTGTTGAGTGTGATTCTTTGAACACCCAACGACAATTGACCTCTCCCACCTTTATATTGAAAGGGGATGGTTGGACAGGAAAGAACATCAAGATCAAGGGGCAAATGCGACAGAAGAATCGTGCTATCGCACCCAAAGAGCAAGAGTTCGCAAAAGACTCCAAAGAAATGAAAAGTATGCGTATTCAACCCAATGTAGATGGGGAACAAGTAGATAGTTGGTCGGAAGCTCAGAGATTGGCTCAATCAAAAGGGAAAGACACAAGTACCTATGATGCTCTAGTCAAGAAAGAAAAAAGAGGTGATTTATGATTAAGAATGTTCGGTTGGTTGGTCGCCAAGATGAAATGGTAGATATAATGATTCCTGATCGTAAAGGAGTTTCTGCCTACAAGATTTTGGTGTCGCCCACATTAGAGGGTGCGTATGATCTCGATCCTGCCACAACAGGTTTGGTCGAGCTTGTTGAGATCGCACCACAACAAGTCTATATTTCTCCCTCGTTGAAAAGACAGGGTAGAGAAAAACAAATGGGTAGCAATCGAGGAATCTCTCGTGTTGTATTCAATATCAATGACTTTTCGATTTCTAATCCAAGTATTCCGAATGACGATCAGCAGTTCTATCTCCGAGTTCAAGAGGTAGATATGGGGGGAACAGCAACAGCTCTATCTCCTATCTTGATCGTTCCTCCACCTGAGTTCTATTATTTCCAACAAGGAACATTGACATTGGTAGCGACAATTCCTGACACAGGATTGAGTCAAGGTGATCTCCCAAACAATTCAGCTCTTAGTTTCATTGTTCCAAAGTTCGCCTCCTATGTCCATATGCTCCAAACAAGTGGTGCAGGGCAACTATTGTATTCTCCCGTTGAGAGTATGCCTTTGATAAATATCCCCGCAGGTGGATTGAATCTTTTCTCTTGTGCGAACAAACAATTTATTTTCTCAACCGATGGTGGGGCTGCGACCTTTCAACTCTTTGTTTCGGTTGTTTTGGAAGGATCACCTTAATTCTGTGAATAATCTTTCTATATTCTTTTATATGTGCCTCCCAATTTTGATGGGGGCTTTTGGAGAAATCTTCATTAATTGTTCAATACTCATATCTATTTGAGTAAAGACCCTATCAAAATATCTATTCTAGGAGAAAAAAATGGCTGAACTTTTTGTAATCAATCTTGATGCAGACCTCGATGGTCAGTATCTGTCTGATTTGCCTGTTGTAAATGCGACACCTGTTGCTCGTCAAATCGGATTTTATTTGGGGAGTGCTTTGACCTCCACTTCTGTTGCCTCTGAACTTGCTACTTATCTTGCTACGGCTCACATCAGCCTGACGACAGCAGGTGCAGGACAAGATATCGGTGATTGGTATGTGGAAAGTGGTGCGGGTGCTATCACTACCTCTGTTGGAACAACAATCGTATCCGCAGCAGAAGCGGCTGCTTCCACCTTGCTTTTGTCTGAGGCAATCGGTCGTCTTATTTCTGCTTTTGTTGTTGAGTATGCAAATGGAGATCACGCAAATGCAATCACATTGGCTAATCTTGAAGCAGAGATTGACGCTGTATTTACTACTATTGCTCTTGACGATACTTCAGGTGGTGGTGGTGCTGTGGACTCTGTCGCAGGGGCTCCTGCAAGTGATCTTGATCAAGATGGTGATCTTCAAGGAATCTTTCGTATCCTTATGGGTGCAGAGCCAAGTGGTGCAGGAACATTCGCTGAGGGTTCTATCATTGGAAACCACAGACTTATCGGTGGAACTCGTAGAATCTATTCTCGTGACCGTATTGATGCTTGTATCCACGAAGGTTCTCTTTCATATTTCAAATCTGCTACTGCTTTCGATGGATCGGCAAAACCCGCTGGTAAAGGTGTTCAATGCCTTATCCTCAACGAAAGTGGCGCAAAGCAATAGGGAGAAAACATGGCTGAGATTTTTGTAGTAACGGCTGACGCTGATTTTGCAGGACAATATGTTTCTGATCTACCTGTGATCAATGAAGCTCCTGTATCTCGCCAAGTTGGTTTTTATCTTCCAAGTTTGGCTTCTGCCTATGCAACCGAGTTGAGTTCTTACTTTTCAGACGAGGGTGCTAATGTAGGCGCACAAGGTGACGCGGATGGTTTGGCTACTTTCGTTATCGCTCGTGCTCTTGCGGGTGAAACTCTTGATGAGGCAAGCGTGACAACCGCAGATGGTAGTGGTGCCGACTATGGTACAGGAAGTGTTGAGGGTGTTCTTCGTATTCTTACGGGTGCTTCTCGTGACACCAATGGCAACTTTGCTGAAACAGGAGTCGTAGGAAATGGTCGCTTGATCGGTGGTAAGCGAAGGCTCTATCTTCGTGACCGAACCACCGCTTCTTTGGGTGAGGGCTTCTTGCGTACTCATTCAGATGCGGGCAACCTTGTTGTGTATCTTGTGGATGGATCTATCGCTTAAAGTTCGGTATCCGTTCAATAATGAGAGGGTGGTTGAGAAATCAATCACCCTTTTCTATTTTTGGAGAATGGACATTATGTATCCCAATAAGAAACAGCCCTATGTAGAGGGGAGGTATCGGACGAGTGACCTTTACTATGCCGCCTATTTGAAAGTTGCGGGTGTTGTGTTCCTAGACACAGAGAAAGAGGGGCATCGGATATTCTTTGTTTTTGAGAACAACAATTCAATCAAAGAGTTGAAGAAAGAATATTTCAATCGGACATCGAGAGTTCCAGCTCTGACATACGCGGATGAGATTCGCACAATGAAATCACTTACACACATGGGTGGGAGATGAGAGAGAATCTTGTCCTCCTTCTGTCGTTCGTTGCGATAGCATTGGGCTTGGCGATCATAACAATGGGAGTGACCTTTGTTGTGGGCTTTCTATTGTATCTCTTTGAGAGTTTTTGGGGTGTGTTCATTCTTGTGTTTCTTCTTTGGTTCATCGCTTGTTTTGCGGGTGGTGTTTTTCTCTCAAAGATGAAACGGTGAATTCAATATCTTTTTTATATTTTTACAATGGTGTGGAGAAATTTATGAACCTACGATCAAAATTAATTCGATTGGCGAAAAACAATCCTGAAATCCGAGAGGACATCTTGCCCTTGTTGGTTGAGAAAAAAGCAAACAAAAAGGGCTTTTATGTCGTTGAATCGGAAAATGGTGAGTTCTTTGCTGTCGCTGAGGAATTTATCCGAAAGAAATACATAGGGGATTTTACTCCTTATGAGAATTGGAATGGTCGTGTTGATGGTGAAATTTTCGCTGGGAGTCACAGAGATCAATTGAAAAGTATTGATGGATTGTTTTGGTCGGTCAATATGATGTATGGTCTTTTTGATGAAGGCTTGGTCAATGAAAAAATTATTAAGGCATTTCAATAAGAGAAAAACCTATGTCCAATTTAAGAAACAAGATCATTCGTTTGGCACATAAGAATCCTGAGCTCAGAAAACACTTATTGCCATTGGTTTCAAAGACAGCGGGCAAGTTCAAGCCTGCACCAAAGATCAAAAGCAAGGAAGAAGCAGAGGCTATTGAGAACACTAAGTGGCAAGATTGGGAACCTGTTCAACTCCCTGATGATCCCTCAAGATATTTCTTGAATAGTCCTAAACTCGTAAAGCCAAAGTTGAGTGAGGTTAAGCCATCTCGCGCTCGTGAGGGTGGTATCGCAAATGCCAATAGGTTAATGTGGCTGACTTTCAATGGGTACAATCCAAAGCGACAACCTATCTCTTTGCGTAAAGAGATAGATGGCTCTTACACAATCCTTGATGGGAGTTCCACCTATGCAAATGCGAAAGCAAATGGCTGGAGAGTGATATGGGGTGTTGTTGTGGAGGATTTGAGTAAGGTTGATGGTGGAGAATATGGTAGCCAAAGTGGTGGTGGCTTAGAAGAACTCCCAAGAAGAAAAAGGAAGTTCTGATTCCTACTCTAGTGTGAATATTTGCCATTGAAGAACCTGAGGGTGAAATAAGGCATAAAATTACAACTACAATGTGAATAACTTTTCTATGAGAGTGTGTTTGATATGAACGCACTCTCATTTTTTTTGGTTCTCGTTTTGTTGATTCTCGCCTATCTCTGTTGGCGAGTTCTTGCCTTTATCAACAAGCACCCATTCTTCTGTTTGTTTCTCGTCCTGTTTCTATATGAGTGGTTCTTCAAGAAGAAAAAATAAGTGCGTGTTTTGTACCTGAAAGTGTAAATCTTGTACCTTTAAGTGTAAATTATGTACCTTTTGGTGTAAAAAGCGTACCTCTTAGTGTAATTTATGTACCTCAAAGTGTAAATTGCGTACCTTTTTGCGTACATAAAAAAAGAACCCCCAATGGAAGCCAAAGGGGGTTCAAGTCACATTACCTAGAAAGAGGGTGTTATCGAATCAAGAGCATCTCAACGGTACATCGATCCCAAAGGTCTTTATTTCGACCTCTCATGTGAGGGGATGTCCCATAGGTTGTACTCTTGGCAATCTCTAACATTTGAGATCCATTTGTATCCCAAATCTTTTTCATTTCCTTGAGGGTTTTTGTCCAAGTGAATTTGTTGGTTTTCTCATCGTAGTTCAAGAACACTCGGAAAGCACTCAATATTGGATACAGAGCCGATCTCTCAAGAGAGTAGTTGCCTTGTGTATCAAGGAAATAGAAATCGGTTTTTCCATTCTTTATGATAGAAAGACGACCGCCTTTTCGACCCGCTTTCGCATTGTTCCAAGCATCTCTCGCTGTGGAGGAAATGTAATCTGACATCTCAAGAAATATGGGAGTGTGTTCCGCGAGAGAATCGTACAAGTCAAGATTCTTCAAATAGTGATCTCGATACCCCGCCTTTGCTGAATATGCTCGAATAGGAACAACTCTTGATGAGGCTGAGAAATCTCTTGTGTTGAACATATAGAGATGGGCAAGAATTGTTTCAATGTCAATCTTCTCGTTCCCATTCTCATTGTAAGCCACATTGTTCTCATACACTTGACCTTTGATAGCATCTTTGATCTTGTCAAACTTGTTATCAAGATTCGCAAGGGATTTCTCTTTCACTTGGATTCCTGTATTCAAGCCTCTCGCAATCTCAGAGATCAACTCGTCAGGATAGTTCTCAAGAACCTCCATCTTGACAAATTGTTGAATATTGTCGCCTTGTTCGTTTCGTTCCAAAATAGAATCTTGGCTCTCAGAGATAATGGTGTATGTATGTCCTCCATCTAGGATGCCATGCAAGTGTTGATCGTCAAGAACAATCGAACATTCTTCTCTCTTTCTGTTTCGTTGGAAAGATTCAACAGAGATCGTAATGCCTTTGTTCTTCAAGTGGAAGATATTCTCAGGGGCATCGCCATCGTTCAAGAGCTCCGCCTTGATCTCTCTCCACAACTTACGATTGACCTTTGGCTGTCGAGGATTGGGTTTGTCGGAAACTCCTTGTGGGAGATCTGACACATTAACAAGTAATGTCCATCTGCGAGTGTTGTACCCATTGGTAGATAGAACATTAGGTTCAGGGATTTGGCGAATTGCTTTCGCCTTTATCGTGTATTTTGTTTTCATAAAAACTCCATTCTGAAAACTATTTTGCTTATCCTGAAATCCATCAGGGGAACAAGGTCATCTCGTTCCATTGTTCTATACAGACATTTGATGGTAAAGTGATCGGAAAGATTGATTTTTCTTTCTATATTGTTCGTTGAAGGAGAACCTCAATAGAGAATGACTATGAAAAAAGAAGCCACAGACCAATTGCGAATCTACGAATATATAGATGAAGATGGGAATGTCTTTTGGTCATTTACGGAAACTACCCCTCGTGTGGAGTTCCGAAAACTAGAACTCGTGGATAGGGCGGGTATGCAATTCAATCGTTGGAATTTCGAGTTGAAGAAAATAGTTCGAGTGGCGGATTCCGAAAGACTTCTTGCCGAATTAGAGAAAACAACAATCATTGAGGATAAAAATTGGGGCAAAAACCCAAAAAAGTGATCACATAGACAACCAAAGTTGGTATATTCAAACACAAAATAAAACTCACCCCAAAAGGAGAATATATGTCCGACAATAATTTCGGTGCTGTTGATACAGCAGTCTTACAACAACTAAATAGCCTCAAACAAGCAGCTTCTGACATCACATCTGAAATCGGAAGCCTTGAAATCCGTAAAGCACGCTTGATTGGTTCTCTTGGAGAGGTAGAGAATCGCGCTCAACAAATTCTTTCGGATGAGGGTAAGCGATTAGGTATTCCTGAGGGTACCGCTTGGCAAGTGACATCAGAGGGAGAGGTCATTGTTGCACAAGAAACCAAAGGTGAAACTGAGTAATTGAACCAAGTTCGTTATTCGTCTTATATGAACCCCATAGATAGAATGTCTGTGGGGTTTTTTTATGGGATACGAAACTAATGTGTGGCGACCTGCCTCTGAGTTTCCATTTGCACCTGCCAATGTTCAAGTCATACATGGTTTTGACAAGGGAGTGGTAGATTTGAAATGGGATGATCCCTCTGTGATATCTATTGTTGATACGACACAGAGATGGGATAACCCTGTTTATTCCGCTTCCGCTAATCTTGGAGGTCAAAATAACGGTGCTTGGGATATTGTGGGTGTCAATATCTATCGTTCAACGGATGGAGATCGCGGTCCATTCAAGAGATTGAATCAATATCCGATTGGTTCAGGGATGTTCCGAGATAGAACCGATAATGCCTTTGTGGAGAAAGAGCTCGTACAATGGGCTAGTGGCTGGCACACAAGAGGCGATGCCGCCTCTTTCAATAGTTGGACAATCCAAGTACAAAATTTCCCAATGGTCAAGAAAGAGGGAGGGGCGATCCACGCCAACTCCCCTTTTGATGTGGCTGTGTATATAAATGGTGTTCGAGTTCAAGTGGATAGAGTCAATGGCACAACAGGACAAATCACTCTCATTGATTCACCAACATACGACATCGCAAGGGAACAATTCAATCCTCCGATTCTTCCCAGCGAGAACTCTGTTGTTGAGGTGTCGTACTACCACAATGTCAATTTGGTAGATACGACTCTCGATAAGAAAGACAAGATTTGGTATCGAATCACAACGGTCGCAAAGAGTGATGAAACTCCAAGTGGGTTGATAGAAACACCTCTTTCTCACGCACCACCTGTTTCTCTCAGAGAGGTAGAAACTCTCGATTACATTTGGAGAGAAGCTCTCCGAAGAAATAATTGGATTCTTGAACAAGGGGGCGAAAGAGTCAAACTCTTTGTCCGAAAGAGATCAGGAATCACTTGCTATTGCACATTGGATGAGGAACTTGTTGAATACAGTAAGCAACCAAGTAATCGTTGTGAGAAATGCTATGGCACAGGATATGTCGGTGGGTACGAGGGACCTTATGACATTATTGTTTGTCCTGACGATGGAGAACAAGTGATCTCTCAAAGTGACAGAGGACGAAGAAAGGAACATACATACGAGTGTTGGATTGGACCAACTCCGAGTGTTTCACAGAGAGATTTTATCGTCAAGCAAGATGGCGAGAGATACAGCATTGGTTCTGTCAGACGACCAAGCAATCGTGGAAATCAGCTCAATCAATTCTTCAACATTGGGTATCTTGATGAGAGCGATATCCGATATCGTGTTCCTGTCACAGGTGTGTCCGAGCTCACATTCCCCGAAACGAGAACAACAAAAGATTACGATGGAGCTCCTTTTCCCGTTGGTGCAGACCGACAAGCGAGTCCAATGATTACAGAGAAAGACAATACACCTGACGACAAAGAACAAAGAGGTAGGACGCCTGTTTGGGAGAATCAAAATTACTAATGCCCTCCGTTATCTTTTCCATACCCGTTATCAAAGAGGCATCGCAGAATGGTCTATTGGAGAGATACATGCTCCAACAGACCAAGCGAGCCTTTTCGGATTATTTCGCAAGGGGTGGTCGAGGTAAGAAAGTCGCACAAGAGTTTGTGGGTTCTCTCTATGTAGAGAAAAAGGGTGGCGAGTATTCTTTGATGACCAAGTTTGATTTGGGAAAGCACAAAGACAAGACAACAATCGAGCTCCAAAAGAGTGGAGAGATGAAACGACAGAAATATCCTCGAAATCTTGATAGTGGGGTGTGGGTGTCTGCTTCAATTGCCGACAAGAACTTTCTCCAACAAGTTCAAGAGGATTGTGTCACCTATTACATCACTCTTTTTTTAGATGGGTTCTTATGAGGAAATACATTTTGACCTGTATATGCCCTTCCTATATTGTTTCTGAGATCAATAAAACCTTTTATCTCAGAGATACTTGGGTATTGTCTGAAAAAGAATACAACCAACCTTTTGTTCAGAGATTGCTTCGTATGGGTGTTTTCTCTGTGGCGATAAAGCAGGAGTGTAGAATGAAAAAGAAACCACCAACTACCAAAATACCACCATTTGTGAAAATGCGAGGGGGTGTTCCTAAGACAACACCTACCCCACCCTCTCAACAAGGGGTTTCTGAACAATCCCTCAAGGACATTGTTCAAGCAGAGATGGCTCAAATGAAACAACAGATAGTCCAAGAGATTTCAGGAGAGCTCTCCTCAATGTTGCAACAACAAGGGGGCGCACAAATGGATATGGAGGCATTGGGGAAATTGATTACACAATCCATACAAGCCTCTCTCCCCGTTGGTGGTGTCGCACCCGCTCAACAAGTGCAAGCGACTCCCATTGATGAGGATGACGAACCGATTTATATTCCCTCAAATATCACAGGGAGTGGTATAGTATCGGGGAGTTCTATGTCTGTTGAATCCATTTCAACAGATGATTCTGTTAGTGATGCCGCGAGTGCTCTGCGTGCTATGAAGAAAAAACGAAAAAAATAACTTATAGGAGAACATAATGTCTAAGAAAAAACAACTAGGTGTCGGAATCGATCTTGGCACTATGAATATCGTTTCTGCTCGTCAAGGGGAGAAAGGTATCGACATCCGTAGGATTCGAGATGCGTTTCTTGATCTTGACCTTTCTGCAAAGAAAATGTTGAAACTCTCAGGAGTGGATTTCATTGAGCGAGAGAACGAGATTCTTCTTATTGGAGATGCCGCACTCGAAACAGCGAATGTCTTTGGACAAGAGGCAAGGCGACCTCTTTCACAAGGTCTTATTTCCGCTGGAGAGATTGATGCCATTGAGGTTCTTGGTATTCTAGTTCGCCATGTGCTTGGAGAACCGACCGAAAAGAATGAGGTGTGTTATTTCTCTATCCCTGCCGCCCCTGTAGATGACCTCACAAGAGATGTAATTTATCACGAGGGTGTCTTTGAACGAATCGTACAAGAATGTGGCTATGATGCCGTTGCGAGTAATGAGGCGATGGCGATTATTTTTTCCGATTGTGCGAAAGAGGGTTTCAGTGGATTGGCGATTTCTTTTGGGGCTGGTATGTGCAACATCGCCCTTGCCATCAATACCATTGAGGGATTGTGTTTCTCGGTAGCGAGGGGTGGCGATTGGATTGACGCAGGTGCTTCTAAGGCAACGGGTTCAACTCAATCAAAGATCACAGCACTCAAGGAAGCAGGAATTGATCTTCTCAACCCAAAGACACGCGAAGAAGAAGCTCTTGCGGTCTATTACAAGAGTTTGATTAAATATTGCTTAAAGCACATCGCCAACGAGTTCAAGAAAATCAAAGGAAAGTTCAGTATGCCCAAGCCTATTCCTCTTGTCATTTCAGGTGGAACATCTAAGGCAGGTGGATTTGTAGAATTCTTCCAACAAGTTTTTGAAGAACAACGATCTCGTTTTCCAATTGAAATCAGTGAAATTCGACACGCCAAAGATCCCCTCAATGCCGTTGCACTTGGACTCTATGTTCAAGCCCAAAACGAATACGATGAGGACTAACCAATGGGTGTTCGAGGGATAATGAATGATGTGTTGCGACAACATGTTGCATTGGACAATCAAGATGTCCGATCTCCCTTGTATGTTGCGGGTGCTTTTGGGGGCAATCCGAAAGCCTACACAGACAATGCGATCAAGGTAGGAAAAATCGCACAAGCGAAAGGCTTTGCACCCTTTGTTCCACACACCTCCATTTTGAGTGGTGTCTATGGTTGTGACGAGAAAGAAGAAGAAAGGAACAATGGGATGGTATCAACACTCTCCCTTTTGATTGCTTTCGCACAGAATCCCTTTGCTCATCTTTGGGTGATTGAGAATGAAGATGGTACTCTATCTCAAGGAACACAAATGGAATATGAGGTGTGGTGTCAAGTCCGAGAGGGTTTGGGCTTGCCAAAAAATTACACACAGAAAAACTATCGAGATTGGCTAACCAATCTATGAGGATATTATGGACGAGAAAAAACTTGAAGAAATAGACGAGAGAATTGATAATGGTGTAGAAACCGATGAGGACATTGAGGTTCTTGTGGATTTCTACATTGACTTTATGGAAACATTGGAAGATTAGGCGATGTATTTTCAATTGACAGAGGCGATCAAGCGAAGAATGATCATTGAGCTGAGAAAGTATTGGAAAGACCATCCCAAATACCAAGATCTCATTGATAACATTCAAGGCAAGTTCTCGTTTAGAGAACGCCCCCAACATGGGATTATCGTAAAGACAGGCTCAGCGAATGTGGTGGGCTTGTCCTCTGACAATTTCGTGGGAACAATTTATTCCTATGTTTCTCTCGCACGAATCGACAATTATTTAGGTCAAGCGATAGAGTGGGTGCGAGAGGATAGCGCTGCCATTCGTAGAAACAAGGGGGTATTTCCAACACCCGCTGGGATCTATTACATCGAGCTCACACAAGACAATGAGTTCTATGTTGATCCTCTCCTTGATGTTCGGAACGAGGTGGTCGCACGAGTGACAGACACCGAGTTCCAATTGCAAAATGCTTTTCTCAATGGAACTCTCCGATTGTATATGCACCCCTCCCATCTCCCCTTGTACGAGGGAACAAATTATATGGTCGATCCCTCTACGGGTTTAATTACTCTCAATGAACCTCTTGCTGCAACTCTTTCGCTAGTTGCCGATTATCGGACACCACAAGCATCTTTGGGTCCATTTACTATCAAAGAAAACCACGCAAGGAGAGATATCATTGAGGGTGTGATCCTAGCCTTTGGTCGCAGATGTAAGAAAGGAGATCGCCTAGCGGTTGTTGTTTCCCCATATCGAGAAATGACCGCACTTGAATATGGGGGTCGGTGGGATTTGTCATTAGACTTTGACATTATCGCAAGGGATGTCTATGCCCAGCAAGAGATCGCAGATAGAACGGTCTTTTGGCTTTGGGGTGTCGCCCGTTCTTGGTTCAATCAAGAGGGGATTGAGATCACAGAGGTTTCTCTCGGTGGAGAAAGCGAGGAGGTCTATGACGAAACGGGAGATGATTACTACTACACATCTTCTTTCAGTATGGGTGTCACAACCGATTGGAGTATCCATGTGCCTCTCAACAAAAAAATAAGGAGAGTCATTCCTGAAACTCTCCTTACGAATAAGCAAGCCGCTAATATGTCAGATGAAGAACTTGCCACCGAACAACTCCCAAGTAATCTTGAGGCGGTCGAACAACTTGGCTTAGAATTGTCCGATCCATATTTCAATGGCAAGAACCAAGCCTACGAAACCATCAAGTAGGGTTCTTTCCTGCCCGACAATCTCTACACCAGCTCTGTGGAATGGTCTTTGCTTTCTTTGTACCTCCACTAATGGTTCGGTATCCAAAGACCTCGCCAATCTGTCCGACCTTATGACAATTGGGGCAAGATTTGTGAGTCTTTTCGTATCGGTCTATCGCCTCAATGAACATTTTCTTTGAGAGTTCTCCTTTCCCAATACGATGGTAGATCATAAATATCTTGCCATCACTTGTTTCAAACGATTTGATTTCTTGGTTCTCCATTAGATACCCCCATTGTCAAAGATTTCTCTTTCTTCAGGGGTGAGAGAGCTTCTGCCATTTGCTCTTACTTTTCTTCGTACCTTGCGATATTCTTCTAGTTTTTTCTTTTGTTCATCGGTCATTTCATTCATTGGAACACTCCTTTGTTGGTATTTTGTAATGTATCTACCAAATAGGGTTCTAAATGTGATCGATTTGGATGATTTTTTAATAACTTATCTATAACAATTTATATGTGGAGAGTATTTATGCCAATCTATCAATTTCAATGTCAAGCCTGTGGGTTATCTTTTGATAAACGATGGGCATACGCACAAGCCAAAGAAAAGGATTTCACAACCAAGTGTGGTTCTTGTGGTGAGCAAGTAAGACGAGAAATGACACCCGCGAACTTTCAATTTCAAGGCAAGGCAAACTCAGCCCTTCCTCAGAATACAGGAGTTCAATCTTTCGATACAAATTATGATCGAGTGATTGGTTCTGACGCTGAACAGAAGTGGAAAATAGTACAGAAAAGACAAGAAGAAAAAGCAGCCTTGTTGAGAGATAATCCTGACAAGAGTGGCAAACACATCCGAAGAAATATTGATAATCACTATGAGGTGGTTTCTGACAAAGAGAAAAATGCTTTTGAGTTTGGTAGTGCCGTTGGTAGCGCCGCGAAAGACAAAGGTAAGAAGATACAATGATCGTTATTGTTTCTATAAACTCATTTGACAGAGAACACATCTTTTTACAATGAGAGGTAAATATGGCATTTCCAAGTTCAAACTATGCACCGCCAAGTGTATATACTCGTACAAATTTTGAATCACCTATTCAAGGGACACTAGCGGGTGCAAAAATCCCTTTCCTTATCGGAGTTGGTTCTGAGATTCTTACTCAATCCGATTTAGAGGTGGTTCGAGGATCGTCCGCTGTTGTTGATCAACAAATCGTTCAAGAAGATATGGCAGGTCGAGTTGTTGTTTCAGAATTGCAAAGCGGCGAGGTTGTTCTTGGTTCTTACGATGGTGAAACCGCTAAGATTCAAGTTCGCAACTACCCTATCGTCACAGGGAATGGAACAGGCACCACCTCTACAAAGCCAAGCGATGTTTCTGTGGTTCTTAATGGAAACCCCGTAGTGGTTATCGCTCTTGATGGTGCAAAAGGTATTTTGACTCTCTCTGAGATTCCAAAAGAAAACGACATTTTGAAAGTGACCTATTTCTTTAATAGAACAGACACCCTAGTGACAGACGATGTGTCCTCTCAAGTATCTAGCGAGGGTGTGGCTCTGTTTTCTCAGAAAGCAGAGAATTATTCTTTTGAGAGTGGTGTCACCGACACTCTTGTCTTGATTGTGGATGGGACAACTCTTGCGATTCCAATGTCAGGTTCAAGTGTTTCAGCTGCTCAAGCCGTTGCACAAATCAAATCGGGTGCAGGTTCAACATCTTTGTCTGCTACCACTTTTGTGAATAACGAGGGCAACACAGCGGTATCTATTACTGCCGATAGTGAAATCATTATTGGAGATGGTGGTGCTAATGTTGTTCTTGGCTTTGCACAAGGCGAGAGCTCAGGTCGAGTTAAAACCTTTTACACATTCAATGGTCCGATTGTTGATGGTTCAAATGGTGGGGTTGTCACAACAGACACCGCCCATGTTGTTGTTAAGGTAGATAATATTCAAGTGATTCCACAATCTGTTGATGGATATTCTCGTGCGGTGACTCTTTCTGTTCCACCTGCGGCTGGTTCTACGGTCACCATTCAATATCATTTCAACACTTGGGAAGACACTTTCGATTATCTTGCACACACAGGAATCACCGAGATTTCTCTTGTGGGTGAAACTCCAAGTAAAGCAACATTTATCAATGGTGTTGATTATATTCTCAAAGATGACAAGATCATTTGGGGAACAGCAACTCTCGTTGAGAGTGGCGACTACACACAAGGTGGAACTCTTTTTGGAGAGAACCAAGTGACATCTACTTTGGTAGATCACAAGGCATATTTTGAGCCTTGTAGTGCCGTTGTTGATACAAGTGTATCTCCAGCAATCGCAAGTAAGACCAAGTTCCAATTGCCTTTCGTACCAACCACAGGAAATGGTCGAAATACTCCAATCGGATTGAGCCTTTTCCAAACGGTATCAAATGGTCGTATTGATCTTCCAACCAATCGCCCTGACCTTGTGAAAGCATATTGGGGGTATTCAGCTCAAGATGCTATGGACAGAGGAGAGGTCGCAATCGTTTCTGTAGATCACGAAACATCCACCATCACTCTCAAAGATCCAATCCCAACGGGTGCGAGTGTTTGGGCTACCCTTTACTACAACACTATCCAAGACACAGAAACATCAATTGTATGTTCTGTTGCGGGTATCTCAGGTGTGGGAGAGTATTCACTCCAAGATTCCAATGGAAATCCCATCCACATCCCACAATTCGTTGAGAAATCAGCAAGTTTGGCTACGGTCACAGTAAATTTCCCAAGTGGTTCTGAGTTGTTGAGTGATGTTCGATTTGAATCTCCTCATGTGGGAACAAATTTCAAAGGACAAGTTGAGGAGATCGTAACGGTCACTTTCACAAGCACAGAAGATACCCCCGCAAAGTATGCTCTCAAATCTGTATCTCCTTTCGCTTTCATTAGTGGAAACTCGGACACTCTCAAGCTGAATGTTAATAGTTCAGACAAGACGATTGAGCTCAACACCTCTTTTGAGGCACATCTTTTGGGTGATGAGATTGTTTATACCAATGCAGGATATACCGCGTTAGAGATTTCTGCTGGTGTGAATGACAATCTTGTATTGACCATTGATGGACAACAAGTAGATGTAACATTGACCGCTGGAACAGGAAAAGCGGCAAGTGATTTCGTGTCAGATATCAATACCGCTGTTGATGCTGTCAATCCGACCTTTACAGGGCTTACCAAGTTCCTTGTTGGCTTTACGATTGTTAATGGTGTTAATGACGAATTGACTTTCAAGTTGAGTTCAGGAGATGTAACGATTACTCTTACCGCCGCAACTTATTCTACAGCTTCTGATTTGGTAGATCACATCAATGCTATAATTGCGGCAGAGGCTACGGGAAAAATTGCTAAACTCACAGGCAATAATACATCTTCGGCTACCGATCCAACAGAGGCTCGTATTGAGGCAAGTGTTAATACATTAGGACAGATCGTATTCACCTTTGCTGAAAGCAACACTCCAAGTGCCACCTCTTGTTCTTTCAACACCTCAGAAAAACTTGCACAACAAATCGGTTTGGATGCCTCTGTCATTACCTTTGACGCTGATTATGTTGCAGCATCTTTCGCCTCTATTACAGGAACAGGTTCTGAAAAATTCCACGATAGATTGATCTTGAAGAATCGTATCGAGCCAAAAGGCTACATCGGTATGGCTCAGAGTGGTATCTCTGTGGATGTCTGTACGGCAATCTCAGAACTAGGACTCCAAAGAGGGGATTATGGTATCGCTTCTACAAGTGCTGTCGTAAAAGCCGCTACTGTCATTGGAGAGATTGGTCTTTCAGGAACACAAGATGCCGTTGATTCTGATGTTCTTGTGACTCTCTATCAATCAGGTGGAACAACTCCTCAGAACAATATTTTCAAGTTGAATGTAGATGGAACTCCTTTCACAATTGAGTTGAAAGACAACGCGGGTTCATCAATCACAAGTGGTTCAAGTGCAGATGTTAAGTTCGAGATCATTGTTTCTCAATTGAACACAGCCATTACAAATGCGACAGTCACACGAGAAGGTTTCTCTATCCGTATCACCTCGAATACAACAGGAGCTTCTTCTGCGGTTATCATTGGTGATGGAAACGCCAACAACACTCTTGGATTCTCTCAGAATCAATCAGGTTCTCGTTCTTTGGTTTCTACCTCTGAACTTGTTTCTTGTATCGCTGGAGATGGTGATTGGACAGGGTTGGTTCAACTACTTGAAGATGAGGCTGGCACAGAGTATGTGTTCCTCCAAAGCACAACCACAGGGACAAGTTCTAATGTTTCTGTTTCTTCTGCAAGTGGAAACACAGCTCTCCGACAAGGCACAAACTTTGTTGATGAGGCAGGAGATGGTGCCGTCGGTGAAAGTGGTGTATCGGGATTTGTTGTTTCTTCTTCCGATAGTTTTGATGGCTCAGGTTCGGTCAATAACTCTGTTCTTTCAGGAACGGGTGTTGGACAAGATGGTGTCGTTGGACAAACCTATCGTGACCTTGTTACGGGCTTGACCTTTACTGTACTCCCACGAGATACAGGAACGGCTTATCCAAGTGGAGGCACATTGACTTTCCAAGTTTCTAAGTCTGCCACTACCGATGCCAACATTCCTGTATATGCAATCGCTGGTGTTGCTCTTTCTGTGGCGAATACATCTAATGTTGTTGTGGGAGATAGTGCTGTTGTTTCTACTTTCAAGAGAACAGGTGCTCAACCTGAAATTAGCGACAACTACTTTGTATCGTACAACTATGCAAAGCAAGATTTCCAACCAAGAGTATTCACAAAGTTTGGTACGGTCGAATCTCTTTATGGAGAACTTGATCCTAGCAATCCATTAACATTGGCTTGTTATCTTGCTATGACAAATGGTGCTAGTCTTGTTGGTATCCAACAAGTTCAAAAGGATGAAATGTTGATTGGTGGTTCGTTCGCTCAAGCGAGTGTGACCAACTATCGTGATGCCGTTGATTCTCTCGCTGGAACATTACAAGGTGGAATCTCAGCCGATATTCTTATTCCATTGAGAGGAGATAGCCTAGAGCTCTATAAGTATATAGCTCGACACGCCAATCTCCAAAGTTCTATTCGTTATCGTTCAGAGAGAACTGTTATCGCAGGTTTCGCTGCAGGAACACAGAGAGAAACAGCACAAAATTGGGCTAAGGCAATCCAAGAAACTCGTTTCCGATTGGTTTATCCTGACATTGTATATGTCACAACGACAGATCAATTTGGAAATGACACTCAACATCTTGTAGGTGGGGAGTATATGGCAGCGGCTCTTGCTGGTCTTGTTGTTTCTCCAAATAGAGATGTGGCGACTCCTTGGACTAACTCTCGATTGTTCGGATTTGATAATCTTGCTCGTGTAAGTGACGCGGTTCAGAAGAATCAACTCGCAAGTGCGGGAATCACCGTTATCGAAGATGCCAATCCAGCTCTCAAGATTCGTCATGGTCTGACAACCGATATGGCAAATGTTCTCACAAAGACACCTACTGTCATTCAGATTGCAGATGAGGTACAACAAACTTGTCGTGTTGCTCTCGACAAGTTTATTGGAATCAAATTCCTTCCCGGAATCCTTTCTCAAGTTGAGGGTACTCTCGCTATGACAATGAAAGAGTTCGTTCGTCAAGAGGTCATTACAGCCTATACAGGTATCAAGGCGAATATTTCTCCTGACGATCCAACGGTCGCAGAGGTTGAGGCATACTATCAACCTGTGTTCCCATTGTTATATCTTGTTGTGACATTCAATATGCGAGCAAGTTTGTAATCATAAAGATTCAGATACACACAAAGCCTCTTGGATTCTTTCAAGGGGCTTTTTTTATGTCAAAGCGATCTCTAATGGATAGATTGTCGGTACTGTTCTATACAATAAAAATCTATTGGAGAAACAATGAAGTTTATGTCTTTTTTTAGTGGGATTGAAGCAGCTTCTGTCGCTTGGAAGCCACTAGGGTGGGAATGTGTAAGTGTGAGCGAGATAGACGAGTTCGCAAGTGCTGTTCTAGCCCACAGATACCCAAATGTACCAAATCTCGGTGATATCACCAAAATATCGGAGGATAAATTAAATGAAATCAAACGAAAGCACAACGGAATCGATCTTATCATTGGAGGATCTCCTTGTCAGTCCTTCTCAATTGCAGGACTCAGAAAGGGACTTAAAGACCCTAGAGGCAACCTTATGCTTGAGTACGCTCGAATCGTCCATACCATCCGTCCAAGATTCTTCATATGGGAAAATGTTGTCGGTGCTTTATCCACAAACGGAGGACGAGATTTTGGAACACTCCTCACAACAATGGCAAAATTCGGGTATCGTCTCCAATGGCGAGTGCTGGATGCTCAGTTCTTTGGAGTCGCCCAAAGAAGGCGTCGAGTCTTTCTTGTGGGATATCTTGGAAACAAACCAAATTGGGACAGAATACTATTTGAGCCCAATTGCGGCAAAGGGAATCATACGGAGAGCCAAAACGAATGGGGTGACGATTCATCCGAAATTGAGGACAGCCTTGATGGAGATTATTCAGAACGAGAGCTGAGTCTTTCTGATATGCTTTTCGGTGGCTCAAATGAGGTTGAAGAAGAACCACAAGAATCACAAGAACCACAACCTAAAAAAGAAAATCCTTTTGTGTTTCCAAGTAATTGGCATCCAAACGAGGGAGAACACACCAATGTTTCTCCAACTCTCACAACAAAGGGCTCTGTTCGAGTAGTTGAAAATGATCAAGATGGTGTGTGGTTTCTTCCAACAACACAACCGAATGGTGTGACCTTGTTTCGGAAAACAAACATCTCCTCAACCCTTGTAGCCGCTATGGGTGGCGGGGGTGGACATATCCCTAATGTGGTGGAAAATAAAACTTGGGTTATGGCAAGTTTGCACAACAATGATGTAGCAGGTTTTAAGGCTTCAAATGTATCTCCCACACTCCTTGCCACTATGTCACACGATGTCGTTCCAAGAGTTTTTGATGAAGAAAAACCTAAGTCGGTTTGGATAATGCGAAATAGCCTTGTGGGTGGCATACAAGGGTTTGGTCTTTCTAGTGTATCTCCCACACTCCTTGCTGGTATGGGTCTTGGGGGGAATGTTGTACCCATGCTCCTAGATGAAACTTCACAAGAAGATATACCAAAGGTGTTCATAACAAGAGGGGATAATTGGGGTGCGATTTCTTGTGGTCGATATGACCATGTGGCACCAACGCTTGTTTGTTTTGTGGGTTCTCGTCCTGTTATTATAGACGAGAAACCAAAGCCTTTCGTTATGGCAAGTACCAACTCAAATGACATATCAAATGCAAAACACTCCAATGTTGCACCAACCTTATGCACTTTTGTTGGACAGAAGCCAATGATCCTAGAAGAACCTTTCTTGTTTCACAACAACTACAAGAACCACCCACCTAAGCCACAGAGTAATTGCCCTACTTTGATGGCATCAATGGGTGGTGGTGGGGGGCATATCCCTTTTGTTGTGGAAAATGTTTCTTTCTATCAATCAAACAACTTTAGTGGATCACAATATGCTCTTTTCCATTCCAATTATTCGTCTTATGGACAATTGAGAGAACCTGTAGAGAAAGCACACACTTTGATGGCGGCTATGGGCAAAGAACCTCGTATGGTTCCGATGGTGATGGAAGAAAACATTATTGCAAGTATCGTTCAACCAAAGGAAGATATCGAACAAGTACCTATCAGTCTCTACAATGGTGCGGTCAATACAGATGTCTTTCATACACTAACAGCCGCGACAGCAATCAATGCAAGTGGTCCTCGTTTGTGGGAACGATCTACTTATCGGAATCGTATTCGCAAACTCACAGAGATTGAATGTGAAAGGCTACAAGGTTTTCCTGACAATTGGACAAAGATTCCATACAAGGGCAAGCCTGAGAGTAATTGTCCGAAATCTCCTCGATATAAATGTCTAGGAAATTCAATGGCTGTTCCTGTCATTGAGTGGATCGGTACAAGAATTGAAAAATTTGATAACAACCAATTAACATAATAGGTATTATGTAAAACCAATGAGAGGGGACACCCTCTCTTTTTCAACCCACAGGAGAATCGCTATGAGTGATAAATCAGTAAAAGAAAATGTACAAGTTCTCGTTGATACATTAACCTCTGCCTTAGAAGATGCTGAAAAGTTTTCTGACAAAGGAAACGCCGCTGCGGGAACACGAGTTCGCAAGGCACTTCTTGATGTGAGTAAATCTTGCAAAGAGATTCGTCAGCAAGTATCGGACGAGAAAAACACAAAATAATTTTCTAGGCTAGATATTTTGATATGGGTAAGGTGGTTGTGATGACCACCTTATTTTTTTGGAGTGAGAAATGTTTTTGGAGATTAGAGCTCTGTCTATTATGGAAAAGGCAAAGGAAATGCGAAAAGACCTACAAGCCTTTGAAGATCCCGCTATGAAAAGTACAAGAGCGGGTATTCGTGCAAGAAAGATGGCAAAAGAGATAGAGAAAGACCTTATAGCACTCCGAAAAGAAATTATGACCATTCGTAGGAAGCGAGTCGCAACAGGAGAGAAAAAAACATTGTAGGGGGTTTTTCAATAAAGACTTTATATTTCTATATCTTTTGTAGGAGTATCATCCTTCGTTAATGAGCAAAAAATGTAGAGAGGTGTATCAATGGCAACCCCAAAAACAAGTGGTTTTACCAACCCTGATTTAAGTCCTGCGAATGGCGTTCAAGGTTCTTCTTATTTGTATCAATACGGTACAACACCAAACACTCGTGTGGCTATGTCACAGAAAATCCGACTTTTGACTCCCGCTTATGGTGGAGGTCAGGCTTTATTTCAAATCGGTCTAGTCGCGGATTTTAGTGCGTCACAGAGCAAAGGGAATGAACCTGTTCGTGGAATCGGTTTTGGTGATCATGTGGCAGAGATTGTTCCTACGGTCACAGATCCCGTAGAACTTTCAATCACAAGGTCATTGATGTATTTGTCTAACATTTGGCAAGCCACAGGCTATGCGGGTGGAATTGATGGTCCTGTTCGTTCATTAAAGCACCACAGGTGGCCCTTTGATCTCGAACATCAGTTGGTTTTCTCCTCTCTTGTTGATGCCGATCTTTATGGTTTAGAAAATGCGAACAATTCTGATGCTGGAAAGAAAGATGGTTTCCATCAAGGACATAAGGCACTCCAATATCCTAAGTTGCATGGTGACTACGGAAACAATCCTGCCCATAGTGTTCTTATTACAATGTACGAGGCTTGTTGGTGGACTTCTTGGGATTTGACCAACCAAACAGCCGATGGTGGTGTTCTTCAAGAAAGTGGTTCAGCTGCTGTCACCGATGTTCATGACTATGCTTCTGTGTATGGTGAGTTCCTTGCAAGTGGAAACGATCCAACAATCGGTCAATATGGTTCTATTCGCTTTGCTGGGACAACAAACATTCCCACACAAACTGCAAGTACCTCTCTTACTTAATAGGGGTACAATGCTTACAGATCGCTTTGATCTTGTTCAGATGTAAATACACAAATAAACAAACACACTTACTTTTTCGCTCAAACCCAACACCTATGTGTTTGGACAATACAAACATAAATATATAAACACTAATGTAGAACATCTTTTCAAGATCAGATCGACTCCAAAAGATACAACACACAGGAGAATTTGATGTTGAACCTTGCCCAATTAAAGAAAGCCCTAGAACCCATTAAAAGCCTCACAAGAGCAGAATCTTCAATTGTTTTGTCAGGAGTGGAGATATTTGTTCGTGTTCTCACTCCCGAACAAGATTTTGCTGTTCAAAAAGAGTCACAGTTTGTACTAGAAGAAATTCAAGAGGTTATGGAGGGGGGAGATAGGGTTAAACTCCTTGCGTATCTTGACGAGTTTCGCCTCCAAACATTGACTCGATGTATTGTGCAAATCGGTGACCTTGACTTGAGAGATGTCACCCATATAGAAACAGGCGAGTTGCTAGAGAATGGCACACCTATAAAGGTGTCCAAAGAGAAAGCACTCAAAGAGATTCTCTCCGAATGGAATCGTCCGATGCAAATCTCTATCTTGGATTGCTACAATGCTTTGGTAGAGAAAATAGAGAAAGAAACAAATACCTCTGTCAAGGGTGACTTTGCAGATGAGAGCTCAGAGATCACTTATCTCAAATCTCGTCTTGCTGAATTAGAGGAATCGCAAAGCACAAAGCAATTGCAGAAAGAACAAGATGTCCGATCTACTTTCCGTAGTGTTGTAGAAACAAGTAAAGCGAAACAAACGGAAGAACAACGAACGAAAGACGCAAGCGATTACTTGAAAGAAAAGAAAGTTCAGCAAGAGAAAGTTCAACAACAACAACAAGAAGCTCCTCCTTCAAAACCAGAGACTAATCAGACTTCAGCAGAAACTCCCGTTTCTCGACAACCAATTTTTCCAACTCAATCAACACCCCCTCAACAAGTTCAACAAACTCAATCAAAACCACAAACACAAACACCACCCCTTTCTCCACAAACGACATCCTCTCCTAACGAAGACTCGGTGTTTTTCCAAGAGCAAGAGTTCCCACCGCAGAAACAAGAAACACTTGATGGCATAGAGGTCTATCGGCTTCCAACTCAGACATTGGGCGAAGAAATCGTTTCTCCAAACAAAACACAAGTACAACCTACATCAAGAAACCCAAGATTCATCACACCTAATCAGAGCTGAGGGGGTGTTGAGTGAATGAGGAACAGAACAAGCCTTACGATGATATCCAAGCATTGATTGAGGTGGGTTATCTCACACACAATTTGGTTGTGAGAGGTGTTCCCATTGTTCTTCGTTCTTTGTTTCCTCAAGAAATTCAAGAGGTTCTTCTCCAATCTTATGGATCAGATTTCATCACTTATCAGAGATATGTGGTAGCCAAGAGTATGTACTCGGTTCGAGGTATTCTCTTGACAAGGAACACATCTCATTTGGATACCTTTGAGCTCGTTTCGGACATCCCTGCCTCCATAATCAAACGACTCTATTATGAGATTCAAGGACTGTTGGCTCGTTACTCCAAGTGTTTTACTTTGGTTGAGGGTTTCTCTTACGAACCCTCGTCTAGGACATTGTGGTTCTCTAATGGTCGTAGCATACCAAAGAATGTTTTTGGAATGGAGAATGGGGTTCAACAATTGTGGCAAGTGTATAACTTGTACGATGATTTTAGAGATGAACACGATGAGAATTGGAACAACACAAAGTTTCTCGCCTCCGCCTTTTCTCCGAAAGGTGTGAAGAAAATATACGACAAGGACAAGAGTGCAAAGAGAGAAGAAAAAGCAAGGAGAGAAAGAAAAATACAAGAGTGCATCGCCAAGTATCAAGGAGAATATGTTGAGTTGTCTGAAACAGAACAACAGAAGCCTATCTTAGTGACCGCAAAAACAGAAGAAGAACTGATGGAAGAATATCACCGATGGGTTCGAGGTGAAAAAGACTCTCACGATCTCATTGTAGAACAATACAAGAACAACATCCGAAATAAGATGGACGACCAACGGAGAGAGTACGAACAAAAGAGAGCGGAGCTCGAAAACCTTGAAGAAACAAGAGGAATCTTCGCTTCTACTCAACTTGCACCCGCCACCAAAGAGCAATTGGAGGAGGCAGGATTCCGTAGAGGGGTCAGCACTTTGCAAGGAGAAAATCAACGAAACCGTCTATATAACCGTTATCTAGGAAAGGATGAGGTACATGGAGATTTCTATGTAGGCTCGGATGGGAATGTCAAAATAAGGTGATACCATGTCAACAAGTCAAAATCTTACCAACTTAATTAGCAGTCTAGGAACTGTATCCTCATCTTTTCGGTCTGAGATGCAGAGTGCGAGTAGCGAATTGACCAATGCTCTTTCTCAAGCAAGAAAGGCGGGTGCTTCTCGATATGCAGCAGAGATGCTCAATCAGAAAAGACTCAATTCTACAATGAACAAGTTTCAACAGAAATATCTCCAAGCACAAGCGTCAGGAGATACTCTCAGGATGGCACGACTTGAGGAGGGATTCAAGAAAGAGTTGAAACACATCAAGACTCGTTTGGAATCACACGAAGAAGCAAACAAGATTATGCAAGATGGTGTGGATGATTTTGTTAAGAAATACAAATCGGGCTTGTTAGAGGGGGCGGAGAACGCGGCAGAGGCACTTGAAGCGGGCTTTGAGAATCTTCAAAACAACTTGAAGAATCTTGATATCAAGGGCTTTGGATCTATGCTCAAAAGTGGAGGTCAAGGCTTACAGAATATGGGTGGGGCTATGGGAGGCAGTCTTGGTCCTATGGTTGCCCAATTAGGGAAAGTAGCCGCTGGTTTGGGGGCGGTAGTTGCTGTCTTTGGTGTCTTTGCCGCTGTGATGGCAGAGGCAGATAAGAAAGCAAAAGAAATGAATAGTTCTCTCCTAGATGGGATTTCTGTCTTTGATGCGGGTGCGAATCAAGTAGATAATTTTAGTCACCATCTTCACACACTCCGACAACAAGCCTTTGATATTGGGAGTGAGTTTCGCTTGGCGGGGGAGGAGATTTCTCAACTCCAAAACGCGTTTATGGCGGCTGGTATGACGATGTCAGAGTTTGAGGGTTTTACGGGTGCTGGTGATAGTGTGACAGGTTTGGGGGATGCTCTCCGAGAAACATTGACAATGTCTAGGCTATTGGGGATGGATGCAAAGACTCTCGCAGAAACATACACAAAAATGAATGAAGATTTTGGTTTGGATATGTCCCAAATTTCAGATGCCTTTCGAGATATCTATACGGCAGCCAATCTCTCTAGTATCGGAACACAAAAATTCACCGCTATGATCACACAAGCCACAGGGAGTATGGCATTGTTCAATGTTGATTTCTCAGAAACAGCGGCATTGGCAAGTGAGTTCATTGAGGCATTGGGCGAGGAGGGTGCAAGTGACCTTCTCCAAAATCTCTCAGGAAAGTTTGGGAATATGGGATATCAAGAGCGATTCAAGACCAATATGTTGTCAGGTGGTGGTGTTGCAAAAGGTATGAAAGCTGGTATGAAAGCTGGTGCCGCAAGATTGGAATCAAGTGCAGCGGGAGGTCAAATAGCAGATATCTTAACGGAGATGGGCTTTGGAGGTAAAGGACTAGCAGAAGCCTTAATGGATAAGAAAATGGGTGCAAAGCAACAGCGAGAGTTGATAGACCGAGCCTCTATGTCAGGAATGGATGATGCCTTTGTTAGACAATTACAAACTGTTTCGATTCAAGCCAACGCTCTCCGAACAGGTGTAACCAAAGGAATGGGTGCATTGGACGCAGGAGGTACTCTTTCTGTAATGCAATCCATAGCCGAGAATTTCGGTGGTGGAGATATGCGAAAAATTGGCGATACAGGAATGATGGTTCTTGAAGAAGTGACAGGGATGAGTGGAAAAGAACTTGATTCCTATACAAGAGTTATTGACAAAATGAGAGGTCAATACGAGGGTATCAATCGACAGTTCAAAGAGTTAGAGAGCATGGAAGATCCCAAAGAAAAAGCGAAAAAAATCAAACAAATAGAGGAAGAATACAAGGTCACCATTGGCGAATCAGGTCAAATGATCAATATGCAAACAGGTGAAGAAATCAAATCTTTCACAGAGTACCTCGCAGGGATGTCAACACCAAAAGACCTTGAGGCAGCTCTCACAAAAGATCAAATGTTGGCTCAAGAAGCGGTTGAAGAAACAAGGACATTGGGTGCTATTATGGAGAACACCATCGGTGCGATTCTCGATAACATCTACACACTCCTTACGGGTTGGATGTCAATGGGGAGAGATGAGGGTGAGGCTAAGGTTCTCACAGATTTTGTGTCAAAGATGTCAGACAGAAAGATGAACTTGACCGAACAAGAAACAGCCTTGAAAACAGAACTCCGAACGAACAAAGATCTAACAGACGACCAAAAAGCAAAAATTGAAGAACAACTAGGCACAATATCAAAACAAAAGCGTCTTGTAGATACCGCTATGCGCCGAGCTCCATCGCAAGGTGTTGGTTTCTTTGATGATTATGGTGACACTGACGAAGAAATGATGGGGTATATGAATAAATTGACAAAAGATGTTCGCCACAAGGAATTTGGGAGAAAAGAAACAAGGCAGTATCAGGTATATGAAACTAGAAAAGTAGGCGGGGAGTTTGAACAGGTTCCAACGGGTAGGTATAGAGAGGAAACTGTGACCGTTGCAGATTCAATGGAAGATCTTCTCAAGGGTTCTGAAAAAGACGCTGAAACTTTGGTGAATACTCTCACAAAGTCAGAGGAAACGGCTAAGAACACAGGCAAAGATGGAACCCTAGAGAAAGCCTCCGACCGAACAACAACTGCGGTACAAGCCTTGCTCTCCTACCAAGAATCAATGGACTTAGCCACAGCATTGGGTACGGACAGAGCCACCGCCTTGAAAGTCTTGGAAGAAGAAAGGAAAAAGAAAAGTGTTCATGGTTTGGGAGGCTCAGGTGCAGCGGAGGGCTTTTTCGATAAAGTGGGTGCGGACGAAACAATGACTCCCGATGAGTACAATAAGAGGCGAGACACTCTCGTTGGTATGGGTTTGATTAGTGCTGGTTCTTATGCAAGACGAGCACCCCCCGTAGAAGATTTCGTTTATCAAGGAGATGCTTTCGGTCGAGGTACGATCACACCTATCCACGATCAAGATGCCCTATTGTATGGGAAACCCAATGGTCCCTTCGACAAGGCGATGGCTAGTGGAGGGGGTGGTGATGTTATCAACATCTTTGTCAATGCTGGAGATAAACACATCGCCCAATCTATCGCAAGCACCCTAAAGAGCAAGAAAGGTTCAGGTGCGATGGGAACAACACCTTATGGTGGTGGAGTGAGAGCATAATATGAGAATACCTAGTGCATTTGAACACCCAAACGATGAATACAATGGACTTGGTCGCAAGCCCGTTGTACTTGATGTCCTTGCTCCCGACAGGAGAACCTCAATGTTGCCTGAGGGAGTGAAATTTGTATTCCATGTGAATCCAAATGAGCTCTCTATCAACTACGCCAAGACAATATCGAGAATACAAACAATGGGTGGGTTCGTAGAACAAGTTTGGGGTGATGATGCCCAAGAGATATCTATGTCAATGAATAGTGGTGCGTTCATTCGACCTTATGTGGGAGTGAGTGCTATCACAAATCCTGATTATGGTGGCACAAGACGACAGACTATCGCCTATGACAAGTATCTTGATCTTCTTGCTTTGTTTCATAGTAATGGGATGGTGTATGGTATCAATGGTCAAGTGATTCAAGCGGGAATCATTTCTCTCTACTTTGATAATGTGATTTACTATGGGTGGTTTACGAGCTTCACCGTAACGGAAAGTGCTGAATCTCCCTACAAGTTAGATCTCCAAGCCAACTTTACAGTGGATACAGAGGAACATTTAACTTTTCTTCCTTATGAAGATTTATCGGTGAGGTTCTAATGGGAAAGCCAACAATAACGGATCAAATGGGGATTGTCGGAGGACAACCATCTGAACCCTCCCAAACTTTTGAGTCAGATTACGAGGTGGTCGTAACGGGTGCCTCCCTACAAGAGGTGGCGGTGACTTGGGATTTGATAGAAACAGGAAGAAGATTTGATTTGTCTTACGAACCACAAGTGGGGAAACCCATTGATGGGGGCTCAGAGCAACTCAGGAAATTCTCCCCATTTACGATTGGGTTTGAACTCCCTGCTGATGTGAAAGACTTGATTCCAACCTTGCGTGTGGGGGGTGAGGGGGCTTCTTTTGAACAAGATATCACCAACTTGGGTAATGCTTTCGCTGATGTTATGGGCAACGGCAATTATACATCGGATGGCTTTGTGCAAGAGAGTGCTTTCCAACAAAACCAAGACTATCCTGATGCGTCTTTCATTGGTCGGACACAGATTAGTAATTATGTCGTTCAACTATTGCGACTAGCGAATATCCCTGAGCTCCAAGTTCTTGTGAATCCCAATTCGATGTCGGTCACATATACAAAAGTTCAAGATTTCTCTGCCCGTACAAGAAAGAATCGTATCTTTCGTGCGTGGGGTGAAGAACAACCTACCATCTCTTTCAGCTTTCAAACGGGGGGTTTCATCGCTGGACAAGAAAGACATTTTTGGGGGAGTGATAGCAACACACCATCAGGACTCCAATATGCCAGCAAGAAGCTCTCGGCGGCTTGGCAGAACTTTATGAAAATCTTTCAAGTGTATCAAAACTCTGCTTTGCTTTACGACACCATTTTTGACACAGAGGCACATTTGGGAGTGGGTGGCTTGGTCATAAGATACGACCAAATGATCTATCGAGGGATGATTGAAAGTTTTGAGTTCTCGTATGGAGATGAAACACCCAATATGCTGACTTTCGATATCTCGTTCATTGTTTCTCAAATGGAGGATGTTTCGGATGATTCAGGTATAGTGGCACCACTATACAATCCAAATGGGGAGGATTTCTTTCTATGAGCATACATAAAAGACCATTTGCAGGGACTTGGACAAAGACCGTACAGAACAAGGAAATCAGACGACTTGTTCCTGATATGATCGTAAAGTTCAATGGAGAAACCTCGTACCCCTCTTGTGCGGGTTGTTCAGGAAACATTGACCTACAAGATTTAATCACAAGTGTGACCGTTTCTAACTCTACGGACACATCGCCCGCCAATGTATCTATTTCTATGTCGATACCAACAAACAGATACGCGTGCCTCTTTCGAGATAACAAATTCGTTCTCCATCCCGGAATAGAAGTCCATATCTATATGAGAGGCTTTTTCTCAACACAAGAACTTGTGAAAGCACAAGGCGACACCTCTGAAAGCGACATTCCAATGAAACCCTATTATCAAGTCTTTCATGGTGTGGTGACAGAAACCTCTTTCTCGTTTGGAGGGGGATTCTACGAATGTTCAATGAGTGCCGCTGACCTCTTTCATTTTTGGCAATATCAGAACATCAATACCAACCCATCGGCTCTTGGTTCAAAGGTTTCGGGTGACCGAACGAGAATGAACTTTGTGGGAGGGAAACATGTTCGTCAAAATGCTTACAGCGTTATCTTTGATTTGTACTCAAGCAAGCATGGGGATGCGGGTGCTCAAGATTTCGTCTTGGGTGATTTCACAAACATTGGTATCAAGTCCGATCTCTACCAAGACAGCTTTTGGGATGTGACAGGGTGGTATTGGGCGAAACGCTTCCAACAACCAATGTCCAAGTTGAAAATGTATGGGGCAGATGGTCGTCAGTTTACGACATTAGAACAACTCGCGGTCGCTGATCCCGCCCTTGTGAAAGATGAGGGTTTGGCGAAGAACGCGAGTTCTTGGTTGAGTCTTGGAGAGGGCAAGGGGGATTCTAAATTTAGGATATCTAAGTTGCTCGGTGTTCTTCGAGCCGCAAATCCAAATTATGCCTTTCCCACATCCTCTTTGTTCTATGTCCAACAATCGGCTTTCGCTCTCTACAAAGATGGTTCTTATCAAGGAGATCAAGGTTTGGGGGGTGATAATATTGCAGCTCAAACAGCCTTTGCACAAGAGCTGAGCTCAATGGGGCAAGTGAATATCTTTGAGGCACAGGTCACAACCAAGATGGACATCGCAAGTACGGTTTGCACAGAGAGTGGTTTTGAGTTCTACATTGATATGAATGGCGACTATGTATTCAAGCCCCCTCTCTACAACCTTGATACGAGCGACAGTAGGGTTTATACCATCAAGGCGATAGACATCATTTCTTTCGACAATACAGAAAGCGAACCCACCGCGACCGTAATGAAAGGAACAGGGGGCTACTTTGCCAATTGGGGTTCATTACTTGGTTCGGAGTACGAGAATCGAGGAATGTATGTTGATTGGAAATTGGTTGCCAAATATGGTTGGAGAGAGGCAGATTTCTCTACCACTTTCTTCACTGATCCAAAGAGTATCTATTACGCTTGCATCAACAGACTCTATCTTGAAAATAAAGAGGTTCAATCGGGGAGTGTTTCTATTCCTCTCCGACCTGAAATGAAATTGGGTTTCCCTGTGTATATCGAACCCTTTGATTGTTTCTATTATGTGAATAGCATCTCTCACTCTTTCTCTTTCGGTGGGGAATGTACTACCGATTTGGGTTTGATAGCAAAGCGAGCCAAGTTTTTCCCACCTATGGTAGTGAAAGACGACCAAATACCAACTCTCAATGACATAGACCTAGAGAATATCTACCGAGCTTCTCGTCCTCTCTACACAAGAAACAACGAAGGGTTGCCTAAGTTAATGGGCTTACCAAATGTCGTAATGGCACTTGATGTTCATCTCTTGAATCCTCTATGGGTTGCTTCAGGGGAAATCACCGCAGAGGTGATGGGTTCTGCTTTGAATCTCAAAGGGAGTTCAGCAGGGGGTAACAAGAACCAAGAACAAACGCGTGTTTTTCTTCAAGCCTTAGCAGAGGAGGGTTTGATCTCTCTAGGACAAAGTAGTACAGATGGTTTCACAGACACAGTTTTCTTTTACGATCAAAGTGGAATCCCAAGTGAGTCTTTGACTTTCTCACAAGTGGAGGAGATTTTTGCGATTCTTTTTGTGGCAACAGAGAGAGCGAGAGAAACAACAAGTTCTTGGAATCGTGGGGAAACCAGCTCTTATATGCAATTGTACAAAGATAGTCCTGAGTTGTTCTCGAACAATTTGAGCGGCAGCAATATGGTAGATCAAGACTTGTTTTACAAAGATGAAGAACATATCCGAGATGACCTACAGGTGGTTCAAGCAAAGTTTAATCAACGAAATAACTTTTTGGGCAAGAGTGTTTTCACTTTATTCCTTGCGACTCTCGACAGATATCGAGAAACAAAGTTGAACACCCCTTTCGGGAAAGACCGAACGCCCATACAGAATTACCTATCTGCGATGAGCTTCATGAAAAGTTCATTCAGACCTGACGATATGCAACCCGGAGCATATCGCTACTACACCGATGCGATCCCAAAGACACACCCAAACTATGCGATGTTTCAAGGTCAATCCCAAGTGTATGAATCAAGGGTGTATATAGATGGCAAGATTGAGGTCACAAACACACTCCTTGCACCACAAAAATTGAAAACGCCACTAGCAACAACAAAGGTTCTCCCAAATGGGGATGGCACTCTCCGAATTAGTGTTCCGAACAGAGATCCCAAAACAAATGGGAACGATCCTATCTATCTAACGGAATATGGCATCAAGGTTCTTGTGCCAAGAGGCACAACGGATGCCGACAAGTTTCCTCCGATTGAAGGTTCAAGTGAATATTACAAGGCAATTCCGACATCACAAATAAGAACAATTATGTTTGCTATCCCACGAGCGGGGCGCGGACAGCATTTCTTGAAATATGAATTCAAAAGTCTTTCTATTCTCGCAACAGCGGAGAGCCGATGGGATAAATTTAGAGAGATTTTTTGGGGTAGGGACCTTACATCTTTTCAACATGGTGGCTTGGAGTTTAAGGGGGTTGTTGAGAGAACAAAAATCTTTTTGACAAAGATAGTTCAAGTCTTTGGGGAATATATCCCCGAAAAGGAACAAGGTACTTGGCAACAAGAGTTAGATGGAATCCTTGCAAAGACCTATACGGGGGCGTACGCCACAAGACGCGGGAGATTTGAGCCTGACTATACAGGAGAAACAACCAACACTCCAATTCCTATTGTACAAGTGCCTTTTGATGCAGGCTATTTGTTGGACGGGGGGTTTTCTGACATAGAGAGTATCGCCATAGGGGAAAGAATCATTATGGCGACCTTTGATCAAATGTTGGATTTCATTAAGACAAAGTTTGAGTTTGTGTCTAAGGCGATTGACAAAGAAATGCTAGATGGGTTCAAAACAGACTTGAGGACAAGACTCGTAGATCCCAATGTTTCTTTTGAGGATATTCAAGAAGATTTTCGTGCGACAAGGAAAGCACTTGTCACCTCTATGTATGACTTTTGGATAAGTTATTTTCAAACAGCGAATTTCTCCTCCATATTTGGCTATGGCAAAGATGAATCCTACGACAAAGCCGCAAAATCAATATTGTACAACTACGACAACAGCTCGGTCGATATGGCTATCCCCCAAAAGCAAGAAATAGAAAACCTAGACAATGCGGGGGAATGGTATTACTCCCCTGTTCTTCCTGTGTCGGATAACAAGGGTTTTGAACATTTTGGAACATACGCCTATGGGCGAGATTTCAATCTTCGTTCTTTCTCTCAAGTTCTCGCCACCACTCCTGATTATTGGGCAAACTTGAATCCCGAACAGATGTTTGATTTCGTATATGCTCTCGCAGAGGCACAAGATCCCGAAACGGCTATTTCGGATATATTCCTTGCAAACAGCAATATTTCTCAAGAGGCTCAGGTTTCAGGGAATACAAGATTAGGTCTTGCAGAGGTTTTGGCACAGAGTATCACCGATAATCCCTCCACTGTCGCAACAATGGATGGTGGGATACCTCAAGAATTAAAAGAGGCTTTGGACAATGGCACTCTTACGGGAGAAAAGATTCTTACATACGCTAAGTCGAGCCCCACACAAGAAGGTCAAGTGGCGGCGATGTTTCAGCTTCAATTTGCGAATGATATCCTAAAACTGACGACCGAGTATGGTTCGGACTATGGGGTTTCTACGGAGAATGTTCCTATTTCTCTTGCTCAACTAGACAAAGAATATGCTCCTTTCCAATGTAGTGGTGCAGCGGGATCGGTCGCCCTTGATAAGAGTTATGGTTTCCAAGTCACAAACCAAGTCCTCAGCTCTGATCTCAATATCGCAGATTATGTGAAAGGGGAATCTACACTACAACTCCAAGATTGGAGATTACGACAAGAGGCTCTACGAGGCAATCCTGTTCCTGATGGCTCAAGTGGTGTCACTCTCCAAAATGGATGGGAGGCTCTTTCTGATTTTGGATCTCTTTTCGGTGGTGCAGATGTTGAAGGTTCTATTCTTGAACAGGGTTCTGTTTTGGGAGAAGATATCGGAAATGCTATCCAAGAGGGCATTGAACAATTCAATGCAATTGGAGCAGAAGAAGATGAAGAAGATAACTAATCATTCTATATCGGAAACAGAGTATGAGTTTTGATTTTCAAATAGGGTTTCCTTGCCCACATTTAATCCAAGAAGAACGAGTGCCATTGGACTCGGATCGGATGGGTATGCTCATCTCTCAACCTGTCGCCTCTACGGGTACGGTTCAGGTTCTAGTGGATGACAAGTATCTTGTTCCTCCAAGTGGATTGCACACACAAGCCTTCTTGCAAAGCAGCCTTTCGGGTGGCTACCGAATACCAAAGTACGAAACAACACTTGTGGTTTCTTCTAACACAGAAACACATACCATTGAGTTGCCCGTATCTAAGTCTATCTCTACGAACAATCTTGTGGATATTCTCAACGCCCATTTCAAAAACATAGAGGCGACCAACTATGAGGGATATCTTGTATTTGTTGAAAGACAATCGAGAGGAGGAGAGAGTCGTATAAAAATAACAGGGAGTGCTCGTCAAGCATTGGGTTTTGATTTCTGTTCTACGGCAAAGGGCAAGACACTCTATCCCGCTTGGCGAATGGAACGAGTTCCAAATAAAATCAATGAGCGATATCCTAAGTTCGTACAGCCTTTGAAGAATAATCCAATTCTCAAGGTGACCTACTCTACTCCAGCGGAGAGATGTTTGCGTTGTGGTGCGACCTATGTGGAGAACGATTTTCGAGTAGACTCCAATGGAGAGCTGCAAACCATAACGGACGAGAACTTGCTCTACCAAATATGTTTGAAAGCCTTGCTGACAAAGAAAGGTTCAAATCCTTTTTTCAGATTCTATGGGACAGGCTTGTTGGATGCCATTGGTTCAAAGGCTCTTATGGGGGTTCAAAACTTTTTGCGATTTGAGATCAATGATGCCTTACGGATTGTTCAGAAAGCCCAAACATCCCAAAGCAAATACCAAACGGTCACTCAAAAAGAGAGATTGCTGAATGTTCTCAATGTTACGGTCATTCCACACGAGAATGATCCTACCGCTTTCTTGATTGAGGTGACCGTACAGAACGCCTCTCAACAACCTATATCATTGTCGATAGTCTATACCGCCCCAAGTGCAATAGCACTTGCTGGAACAAATGGATTGTCGCTTGGAGTACGATAATGACACCCACTATATTAGGCTTCGATGGAGCATACCGAGAAAAGTTTATCTACAACACAACACTCTCCGAGCAATTCTTATCGGGAATACTCCCTCCCAATACAATAGATGTGCAAGTATCTGTTAGAGGTTCGTCTTTTGTGGCAGATCCTGACCTTATTGTCTTTGAGGATTCTTCTTGGTCTTTTCCAAATCCTAGTGTCTATCCTGAGGGATTTGAGCTGGTTGATGGTGTCAATACCATTTTGATTCGGGCTATTTTGTCGAATGGAGATGTGACACCCCCTTGTGAAATACACATCACCTATTCAAAAGAAGCGAGTGTTTCCGTCGTTGGACAACCTCCAACGAACATCTCCCTTGAAAAGTTCGACACACACATTGAGGTGTTCTGTGATGGTGTCGATTCACCCTATGTCGTTGGCTACAACTTTTATGCCTCATTGGATTCAGGGGGTGGTGCATCAGGATACATTCGTGTCAATCTGAACCGAGTTATCTCAGGAATATCCCTACAAGAAGAAACCGAAATCACATCCATTGAACTTGATGAGGACATCCTTTTGAATGATGAGGGAAATCATGTCACCGATCCCTTGTTTTTTGGCATCGCCTCCCAACAGAGAACACAACTAGGCGAGATTCTCCAACAGAAGTTGGTTTCCCTCTCAGAGATTCCTGAAACAACCAAGACCATTCGAGCTTCCGTTTCTATCAAGGCACTTGATACTAAACAACGATTCTCTTTCAAGCATTTCAGAAAGGCAGGTCGGAGTTCTTCTCCTGCGACCGTTCCAAATGGTTCTTTTTCTTCTTTGTCTGTGACCGATCCTATTTACTATGTGGCGACATCTGTCTTTTATGATCCGACACTCAATCTTCAATTTGAGAGTCCTTTCTCCGCAGAGGTGGTTGGGAAACCTTTGAGTATCACAACAAGTGTTGCCAATCTCCCACAGGTCACTCGACAAGATGTTCGAGATAATTTCATCTCAAGTATTTTGAGAACCCAACCCAATCTCCGAGTTGAGCCAAATTCTGTCATTTCGGACACGGTCATCCAACCTTTCGCCTCAGAGGTGGAGAGAATGAGATTCATCTTGGATTTCATACATCGTTCTCAATCTTTGGCGACACTCCTTGTCTTAGATGATCCAAATAATACAGGGGAATCACAAGAGGTCAATCAATCTCTATACAAGAGAGCCTTGCAGACCGCTTTCAATCTCCGTATTCCATCTCAAGTTCAGACAATGATCAATCAGATGTTTGACCAAAGAGCTCAGAACTTTGGTGTCATTCGGCACAATGGTCGTAACGCCATTGGGAGAGTGACCGTATTCACAAGAACAAGACCAACACAAACAATCTATCTTCCAAGTGGAACTCCTTTACAAGGAGGGGGTGTTTCCTTTCGTACAACTCAGAATGTGAATATGTTTGTGGATCAACTTGCGACCTACTATAACCCTGTTTCAAAAGTGTGGGAGATAGACATCACCGCCGAAGCTGTGGAATTGGGTGCAAAGGGAAATGTTTCTTCGGGAGTGATTTCTTCCATAGCGGCAAGGAGTTTGAGTGTCACAAACAAAGCCGCTTTCTTTGGAGGACAAGACGAAGAAACCAACGCACAACTTGCTCGAAGAACAATGAACGCATTGGCGAGTGTTGATACAGGAACAGAGCGAGGCTATCTACAACTTGCCGCTGACATTGTGGGAGTGCGTAATGTGGAGATTGTTCCATCAGGTCACGACCTAATGCAGAGAGATTTGGATGAGAACAATGTACATCGTGGTGGAAAAGTGGATATTTGGATTCGAGGGGAGAATCTCTCTAGGGTTACGGACACTTTCGCCTTTGAATATAAACTCGCAAAAGACATCCAATTTGAGGTAGTGGGTTCTCCAGCCAATCTTATTTTCCGAGCTGGTGATTCTGAACTTTCTGAGGAATCTCCCATCCTTGAGATGTTGGACAATGAAGAAGCGGGATTCTCTTTCCGTAATGCAAGCACAGGAGAAACCTTTGATTTGACAGGTGTGAAGATTCTTTCGTACAACACCATTCAACTTTCGTCAGATGTGGTACAACCAAGTGTTTCCTATGGGCATCTCCTCTTTGGAGATTACAGGCGACAAGAGGGTTCTGAGTTTTTATTGACACGACAACCTCCAAAAGAAATCGTTTCGGTTCAAGGAACAATCAGTGGAATCTTGCCTACGAGTGCTTACGACCTTATCATTCCAACCGCACCTTTGGCGGAGGGCTACTCTACAAAGACCAATGCGCTCTTGAAAATCAATGGCTATACAAATGACGAGGGGAACAGAGTTCCCTCAGGGCAACCTCTCTTTGCGACAGACGAAGAACATACCTTGCTAGGCAACTATTCAGAGTATGTTGGCAATCTTGGTGCAGATCCACTCACATTGGTCGTAAAAAGCCTAGATGGACTAATCACCTACCGATCTCCAAGTCACCCAAGTGGCATTTCCGATTACACTTTCGTTTTGGGAGATGGTGTCACTCCTCTTGGTATCAAACGAACGGACAATAGTGAAATCAAGTCAGGAGAAACAGTTCTATTCTCTTATCAATACGATGAAGCCTTTACGGTCACCTACACTGTCAATTCTTCTTTGAAAGCAATCCAAGACAAGGTTGATGAAATGAAACACATCACCGCCGATGTGTTGGTGAAAGGTGCGATTGAGGTACCAATTGATCTTGAAATGACAGTCGCACTTGTCACAGGGGCAGATCCAGCTTCCGTAGATAGATCTGTACGAACGAACCTACAAAACTTTTTCAACAACTTGAATATGGGAGATCCCATTCGTCAATCGGATATCATTGAGGTTGTGGATTCTGTGAGTGGTGTTTCTTATGTTGTTGTTCCTCTCTCAAGGATGACTCGACAAGAAAATGCCCTTGTGGTTCGAGAGTTATTGGCAACCTCTCAGATCAATGATTCATTGTTATTGCCTCAACTCTCAACGGCAAAGGCATCTGTTTATCTGATACAAGATCCATTGGATTTTGCGACCTACGACACAGGCGGTGTCGGTGAAGATTTTCGAGGTGTCTTTATAGACGATTCTCTATTGGTAAATGTAGATAGATTGACATCCACCGCAGAGAATGTTCTTGCTGCCTCAGCGCTCTCTACTGCACCGAATCGTTCTTTCATTATTGGGGATGGTGGTGCTGTTATTTTGGGATACACAGACGACCAAACACTCATTGATCAAGGGTATGTGGATATCTATGACCGTCAAGAAAGAAGAAAAGAACTGACAAAAAACCGAGTGATGGTTTCTTTGGCACCCAGCGATGATATTCAACTCCGAAATCTGAAAGCGACTTATTATGTTGCTTACGATTCGGCGGTGAAGAATCTTGATCCAATCAATGCGGAATACCATACACTAGGCAATCTGACAATCACCTACGATGAAGATGTAGCCCTTCAAACTAGGAACATATCGAGAGGAACATACTAATGAGTAATCCTTTCAAGACAGGACTCCCACAGAATCCAAGCCCCTTAGAGGAGGAGGGTCACGAGTACGAGAAGAAAGTTCAAGAAGAAACCGAGTACATTATGCAAAGGTTTCTTCGGATGCTACCGAGCAACTATGTCGCTCAGAAAACAGGACCTTTCTACACACTACAATTCAAGGCTATGGCAGAATCATTGGCGAGGGTTCAAATATCTGCACAGAGTGTTGGCTTGGATACTCTCTATGGATTCACAAGGTCGGAGTTTATGTGGAGTTTGTTGGGTTCAATGGTCTTTCCTAAAATAGACGAGAACTTACTCCAGCCCCCAATCGTTGATGGGGATGTGGCTTACAGAGATTTCTTGCAAAGAATGGTTGTGCTTCTCATACAAGGTTCTACTAAGAAAACCATTGAGGAGGGTGCGGGGTTATTGACAGACGCAGATATGACCGTAATAGAAAAATCCGTTGCGAGTCACATTGAGAATTCTGCGTGGGGCTTTGACGACCAATACACCTTTGAGATCAATGTGGAGAAAGATGGGGGAACATCTTTTCCAAAGAATCCTTTCGAGCTCCATTACAATGTGTCGGTCATCCTAGACGCACTCAAACCCGCTCATACACTCTTTGAATATCGCCATGTGTTTCGAGAGGTCTTTGGGTACCTCTTTCAAGATGAGATGTTCCTACAACAAGATATGTACTACTATGACGATATCCGAAAGTTCTGTTTGGGAGTGAAGAACATTGTGGGAGATGGAGTAGTGTTGTCCGACAGACATTATCTATCAGATCCCAATAGGTCTTTCTCAAATGTGCAAGTGGGTGCGATTCTATATGTAGATAACAAACCCTATGAGGTGTCCTCTGTCAAATCTATTCTTGTTGGAGATGAAGAAACAGCTCGATACTATACAACAAGTCCAACGGGATTGAGTGGGTATGCCTCTGTGAGTGGAGATGTCTTGACAGACACTTGCCAAGATTGGTCATTGGCAACGGAGGGAGAAATCTTGACCTTTCAAGAGGGTGTCAATATGGAAGCCTCCTATCGACTCCAAGATGTTCTTGGATCAAATGGAGGGAGTGTTGGCTTTGTGAATGGCGGTGGAACACAAGTTCGAGTTGCACCAAGCATCGTACAATTGAAAGAAAGACTCCCTGTGCCCGCTGGTACTGTGTCATATAATATGACAATTGATAGATTAGGTGTCCAAGAAACAAAGGTTGTGGTGTCAGAAAACGCCTCGCTACAGTGTTATCTTTGATAATCTCTTTATATCTCCTTTGTCATAGAAATGTACTTTGGAGATTATATGACTGCTGTCTCTCGTATTGCTGATAGATATATGATTCGTAAGGCTTGCGAAATTGCCTATTCGGATATTTCAAACATAAGAACGGCATCTTTGAATAAGAGTGCTCAACGAGTTCGTAGAGAGTTCTCTGTGGAACTCCTAGAAGCCTTCGCCTCTCCTATTATGGGGAGAATCGCAGGATTGGGCATTGGCATTAAAGACATCACCAAGAAAGTGAAAGACATTTGGGGGGCTTTCAAGCAAGCCCCTAAATATTGGGAAGAATTTAAGAAAATGTTGGGTATCAAATCGACCTCTCTCATTGGATTGGTTGCCGAGTTGCCAAAAAAGGTGTGGAACTTTTTCAAACAAGGAGGCAAGTCTTTGATCTCTTTTGGGAAAGGACTCGCAAAGCAAATCGGGGATTTTGCAAAGGTGTTCTCTGCTGTCAGCGGTCAAACAGCTCTTTTCAATCAAGTGGTGGAGAAAGGAACCTCTTTGGCGACCAACTCTACAGTGTATCAAGAAAAGGTCAAGCCTCTCCTCGATAAGGCGAAAGCCTTTGCTCAAAAGTTTATGGGCAAGTTTGGTGGTAATGGCAACGGAAAAATCACTGAGTTTTTCAAGAATGTCATTCAGACTTTCCTAGATGGCAAACTTTCAAACCTTGTGGGAACACCTCTCAAAGCCTATGTTTTCTTCAACATTTGGATCAATGTGACCGAGATTTCTTGGGATTTCACAGGCATCGCCAAAGGGATGTTGGGTTTGATTTCTTGGAGAGAACTTTTCGCCTCTCTACCTGAGAGTGGTGTTGGGTTGATTATCTCCATCTTTTTGGGTGCCGCCTTTCCAAGTATCACATTGTTCGGTCCTGCAGCGGGTTCCCTTCTCACAAAGATCACAGGGAATTGGTTGATGTTCATCGCCCCTGTTTTTCAGATTATAATTCTTGCTAAGAACAAGCTCATTGAGTTTGGGAAATCTGCTATCAAGTTCTTTTGGGACAAGATGGGAGTAGATAATTGGAAAGAGCAAGGGCTTCCTGAGGTCATTCCATTAAAGGGCTAGATCAATAACTCTTTTATATGAATCAATAAGAGAAAATCTATTGGAGAAAAGAAATGCGAAATAAAAAAGTTGCTCGCCAAAATGATTGCACCTTGAACAAGGTAGAAATTGTAGATAATCGTGCGATTCCTGATAAGGATATGAAAATCGTTTTAGAGGATTTGGGTTTTGCCTCCCTTGAAGATATTCACGATCAAACAATCCTTGATCCTTTCAATGAACTTGTTGGATTTCTTGATACCTTAGAAGAAATAGCGAAGAACTTACGAGAGGTCGTTGATGATAGTAATTCTTCTCGACCAAAGGGAAAAGCACTCACAAGTACTCGTGATCAACTCACCACTTTGATTGAGGATATTGATGCGAGTGAGAGCACTCTTTCTGTTGCACTAGAGGATTTGAATGATGTCTTTGACGATACATCTATGTCTTTCTCCGAAATTATTTCAGCCTTTGATGAATCCGTAAAAGGGTTGCTTTCTGTGACAGAAGAACCAATGGTTTTTTCAATCTACAAAGATCCCGCGTTTCAAGCCCAAATGGAAGCTCGTAGAATGGAACTTGAGTCGAGCATTGATCAAGGAGAAGCCGATCTTGAGCAAGCCGAAAACGATTACTTTCAAGTTTTGGAACAAATCCGAGCTTTCTATGAGAGAAAAAGTGGGAATCTCTCCTCCTTAGAACAAGAATTGGTTGATAAGATTCGCCAATTGAAAAAGATGAGAGGGAAAGCATCAAAAAGACAGAGAGCCCTTTACAATAGACAACGCCGAGAGTTGAATGAACAATTGAAAACTTTCCAACAGACTATGGATCTTGGAAATCTCAGACAAGAACAAGAAAACCTTTGGCAAGAAATGGAAGATCTTGAAAATGAGGTTGAGGCACAGAAAGACGAGTTGTTGAATGGTGATGAAATGAGAGCCTCAAGGGGTTCAAGAGGTGTGTTCTTGTTGGAGAATCATTACAGCACTCTCAATGCCACTATGATAGAGCTCGGTAGCGCCCTTGAAAAGATGTTGGAGTTGGAGAAAGCAGGGAGTGTCAAGAAAATAGATATCCCATATCTTGATGCCGCTTGTCTATTGCTCCACACCGAAAGCAAGATCAAGCCAAAAATGGTACAAGATTTCTTACAAAATTCCCTCTTAGGAAATGGTTGTATGACTCGTAAAGAGTGGAGTGACAACAAATTCTTCAATGAAAAGACTTGGAAAAACCTCGCAAAGGAAATGGCAAACAAGTATGGCAAGAAATACGGAGATGTTTCTGTGGTCGTTGATGGTATTAAGGCAGCAGCTTTCTCTAACAAGTTGCCAAGAGATTTTGCTAAGTTCTTGGTGGGTAAACTTTAATGAATATTAAGGAGCGTATTATGGATCCATTAACAATTGGTATTCTTTGTTTCTTGGGTGGTAGTTTGGTTACAGGCGGTACCATTTGGGGAATACAAGAAGCGAACAAAGATAGAACACAAGAAACAACAGAGCTGGTGAAAGCAATCGGTGGCTTGAAAGACACATTGGCAGATGGACAAAAGCAAGTGATGATCAACTTGACCGACCAAGACCTCCTGAAAGATGCTTGTTCTACTACCTATATTGAGAAGAATGGTGATTTGCTTTGCAGAGAGATGTTCTGTCGTATGCAAAATCGTGGTTTAGACAAGGGTGCGACACAAGCAGAATGTGAAAACATTAGTCATATCACCAACAGTAAGCACAGATTGGATACTTGTATGGAATATTGGGATAAAGACACCATCCTTGAAGATGGGGGGTTCAATAAGAACTCCAAGTATGCCCTTTGTATGCAAGTATTTGAAAACCGCGAATAGTTATCATTTTTTTTTTGGAGTATATATTATGTTAAAATTTGAAACGAAAGATCTCCCTTCGAGCTCTTTGAAAGATATTGAAAGAGCCCTTGCAGCCTCTCCCAAATTAAAGACAAGGGGTAAGATTGAGTTAGAAATACGAAAGACCGATGGTATTCCTCGATATGAAATAGATGGTGGCAAGTTGATTTTCCACCATAGTAAATTTGGAAGCAGAAACACAAAGATTATCGGTACATATTTCATAATTGCGGATTACATTCTACAACAAGCCTCTAATGGACAACAATGGAAAAAGCATTGGAAACCAAACAAGAGAGAGGTCAGACGCTTGATCGCAGAGAACAAAGCCGCGTTTTCTCCTTTGAGAGATATTATTGGTCAGAAGCAAATTGATGTCTTAGGGTTTGCCGTTGTTCTTCTTGTTTATGTTCAATATGCGAAAGGCAAATACGAGGATGAGGGCAAGACTTTCAAGAACACTTTCTTGAACTTTTTCAAGCGAGATACATCGGACGAGATTTCAGCTCAAACCAATGACGAGAAATTGATTCATCTCCAAAGTAGTACAAGGATCATTCAGCAATATAATGATCTTCCTGAAAAAGGTGTATCAACAAACTTAGATTCTTACTTGCCTGATGGCTTAAAAACTCGTTCGGTTGATTTTCTCAAGGAAAAAACGACAATTGCGGAAGCCATTGATTTTCTTGAGAGTGAAATTGACGAAAAAAGTGGTGTGAAACGAGAGCAACAGATTTTGGCTTTCACATCAACGGTTGAGAAAGAGCTCACCGAAACCTTTATGAAAGAGGTTCTTGGCAAGCCCGAAGAAAAAGTAGTCGATGGGGAAACCGTAAAGATCAAACCTGCGTCCTTTGAGGCACAAAAATGGCAAAAAGAACAACGAGAGATGTTGGATTCTTTTGCAGATGTTTTTAAGGTAGAAACGGGTTCTGTTATCATCAATGATCTTCAAAGCACATTGGACAATCAAAATCCCAAAGACTTTGAGATGGTTTCTAAACTAGACAAAAAACAGAAAGACATTTGGAAAGACCTCATTGAGAAAACAAACTCAACAGACATTGATTTTTCAGAGCTGTTCAAACCATTTGAATTAGAGATTGAGGATGGGAAAGTCAAGTCTAGTGGATTCACTTGGTATACCGCTGCCAACAATAAACTAGAAGATTTTCGTGTATTGGTTCAACGGGCAAAAGAGAGTGGTGAGACGGGTTATGATGATATGGAGTTGGAAGCAGCCCTAGAACAAGTTGTTGAAATGCTACAGCCACCTATCCCTGATCCTGAAACTCCTGTTGTCACAATTGGACCAATCAAAGGTGCTGACAGAGCGATTCAGAAGATTGCTAAGTACGACCAAGACATATCTCGTTTGGGTGATATTGTTCGTTTCACAATTGTTGTGGATAAAGACTTGAGCAACTTTGAAGAAATCTTTGAAACCCTGCGACAACAAGTAGAAATGCAAGGGGGAGAAATCGCTACAAGGATTGAGAATCGCTATGAGGAACCCACTCCTGTGGCTTATGGTGATGTCACATTTTCTGTTCGATATAAGTCAGGTCTTGTTGGAGAGGTGCAAATCACAACACCCGTAATGGCAGCGGCAAAAGAACGATTGCACAAAGAGTACGAGAAGCAACGAAATGTTGATTCATACACAGAGTACTTAAAGGGGATGGCAAAATCTGTAGAAGACATTATGTTGTTGGAGGATAAAAGACAAGCGGGTGACTTGGCATCAAATCTGAAAAAGACTATCGCTGAGATTCAGTCCAAATTGATTGACGATGCCAAACCAAAGCACAAAGAACAAATGGAATCTGAGTTCAACAAGGTTATCGCCCCCATACAAGAGGCGATTGCTAAGTTGGAATCGGGAGCGATGTCGGTCGCACAAGTTGCTTCTTTGGTTTCAAAGACAGCAAAGTTCTTCCCTTCTATCAAAGACTTGTACGAATACGAGCAAACACAATTGAATCAGATACAAGGATATATAGAGGCGAGAACCGCTATGGGTATGCCTGATTTCATTCAACCTTTCCCACTCAGAACAACTATGAAAGGTGGAGAGATTGTGTTCAAAGATGATTTCCTTGAACACATTATGGAGAATGTTGAACAGAACCTTGATGTTGGCTCTGAAAACAATCCAACTCAAGAATATCTTGAAAGTGTCGCCAAGCAGATTCTTCTTGCTAGGAGTTACGACAAAGATACCTATGGATATCCAGCATCATACACAAAGCAAGTACAAAAAGCTCTCCAAAAGAAATCTTCTTCTTTGCACACAAAGGTCGCTGCGGACATTGGTGTAGATGGTAGTGGATACTATATGATTGAGGGAATTCCTTATTCTTGGGATGGCTTTATGACGCTTCCTAAATTCTTCACAGGAAATGATCCTGCTGGTGAGGTCGATGCGGAACTTGCTGATTTCTTGAGAAAGGCAACTCCAATCACAGAGGATGCTTTCCACAAAGCCGTTGCTGAATTGACAATGGAGAAAGCACAGAAGCGTGAAGAAATGCTAGAGCTCGGAGAGGCGATGATTCAAGCCTATCGTCAAGCGAAAGCAACAGGTGAGATCAAGACAGCCTCAACCAAGACCGCGAAAGAGAAAGTTCTTCGCAACAAGTTGATTCGTCTTGCACATACCAAGCCCCATCTTCGTAAGCACATTCTTCCTTTGTTGAAAAATGCCACAAACTCCTCAGAGTTGTTGAAAGCAAAGACTATCTCTATCAAAGGTTATGGTATGTTTACCGTTGTAGGTGCTGATGTGAAAAAACAAGACATCTATCTCAAAGAGATGGGTGGCAGAAAAGAATACACTCTTTCTGTAACACTTGGGGCTTCGTTAGAGGGGAATGGTGCAGAGTTAAAGGCTCGTGGGAACACAAGAATGAGACCAAGATTCATAGATGGAAAATTAATTACCATTATTTAATCTTGGAGCAAAAATGTCTGTCGTATTTCAACAAGGTCAAACAATTGGGAGAGGGGATTTAGATATCTTCCTCTCCAATTCCAATGGCAACGCTGCAAATGCGTATGACATATACTTTGCCCTTTATTATGTAGATGCCACAACCTCTCAAGAGGTTCTTATTGGTAGTGATAGAAGAACACCCGCCAACCCCTCCGTTGGCGAATATTACGCTGCTCTTGCGATTCCGAATGGTGCCCCTGTGGGTGACTATCGAATCCGATGGACATTCAAGGAGTTGGCGAGTTCTCCCTATCAACAAGTTGTGCAAGAGTTCGCTGTTGTAGGAGAAGCCCTTGTGACATCTGCTAGTCCTTATTCTACTTATGAACAAGAGATGATACACAAGTTGAGAATTCTTCTCCGAGATCAGAATCCTGACAAGTTCTATCGTTTCCGACCCCCTGAACACGAGGGAGATATTGGTCGATACAATCAAGTCTTTGGGTACATTTGGGAAGATGCCGAGCTCTTAGAATATATCGAACGGGCATTGGATTGGTGGAATATGATGCCACCTGAAACAGAATCCTTGAATACGGTCGATAAGTTGGTTGGAAATAAGCCCGTATGGAGAACGGCTATCTTGTGGGGTGCTATTGTCCATGCAGCGACCGCTCTCACCTTCACTTGGATCGCAGA